AAATTCATTAACTCGTTGAGTTGGTTTTGAACCCCTTTTGGGGTTCTTTTTTTTTGCTCAAATTTAAGAAATCCCCATACATAAGCAAACAAAAGCCAACTCGATGAGTTGGTCGTGGAGTTTTAAAATCCTTTATGTTTATAAGTGTAAGGGACAAGTCTTACAAAAATTTAAATACGTCTAAAGCTGGCCAGCAGAAGACGGTGGATACATAAATGAATCGAAGATAGTCAATGACGGGCTATTGGGAAAATTTATGCTCCTCCGTTTTATTTCCTATGCACATTTTCAGGAAGTAACTCTGTTGGTCATTCTTTTTTAGGACTCATTAGTACTCCGCCGTCTTGCAAGACGGAAAAGGAGAATCTAATGAGATTGTCAGTAAGGTATGAAGAAAAATTTCAAACCATAGAGCTTAACGATAAAGAAACTGAGCAAATGTGGGTTAGCCTGTCCCTCGAAGGTGAAGAACTTTTCAAATCAGATAAAGAGCATCTAATCCAAGATACCTTTAATGAAGAATTTAACAAGCCAGATTACAACAATTGGCACAAGTTTGATAGAAACAGAGGTATATCAAAGAGGCCATTCCGCAAAGATGAAGAATCCGAGGATGCAACGGATCATATGGACTATTTCCCTGATAACACCCATGAAATGGCTCGGGATAAAAAAGAAGAGTATGAATACTACTGTGAGATTATTCGTGCCATTCTTAAGCCAAAACATTCAGAACCTTTTATTGCTGTATATCTTGATGGCATGTCAATGACTGAGTATGCAAAACGTGAAGGTGTTAGTAAAAGTGCCATATCACACCGTTTGGACACAGCTAAGAAGAATTTAAAAAAAGTTTTTCCTGAATCCTCAACTTTCCCCTCTTGCCACGGCTAATAGGTAGAGGGCAGCACATAAACGCTCTCGAGAAAGAGGTGAAGAACATGAAACACAACTTGAAAATCAGTGTTTCAAAAACTCCACAGTCTGGCGGGATTGTTTCCTGTCGTAATGTCACCATAAGGGAGCATTTCCTTCGTTTCTTACTTGGTGATAAGCAGAAACTGACTATTCTTGTTCCAGGTGACACCATACAGGAACTCGCCATCAGTGAGATTAAGGAGGGAGGATTCAACCATGAGCAAAATCAAACTACTTCTTGATGTGGTTTCCGATATGCGCTCTTTGGCTGATAGCATACAAGCGGTTGCAGATGTAATGGCGGGCAATGAACCTATCGAAACACAAGAACCGCCTACAACTGTAAAAGAGGCTGAGCCAAAGAAAAAGGAAATCACTCTGGAGGAAGTCAGAGCAAAACTCGCTGAAAAGAGTCAAGTCGGTCTTACTGCCCAAGTGAGAGAAATCATCAAAAAGTACAGTGGCTCTAAATTAAGCGAAGTTGACCCAAAACATTATGAAGATATGTTGAAAGATGCGGAGGTACTAGGTAATGAGTGATCACGCGGTACTTTCCGCATCGGGGTCCCATAGATGGCTGAATTGCCTTCCGTCTGCAAGATTGGAACTGGAATTTGAAAATAGAGAATCCAATGCAGCTGCTGAAGGCACCGCTGCTCATGCTCTTTGTGAACATAAACTTAAAAAAGCACTTCACATGAGAAGTAAGCGGCCTGTCTCGGCATATAACTCTGATGAAATGGAAGAACACAGCGATGCCTATGTGGATTTTGTAATGGAGCAGTTTGAACTGGCGAGGCAAAGCTGTACGGACCCGTTAATACTTATTGAGCAACGTCTAGATTTTTCCTGCTATGTACCACAGGGGTTTGGAACTGGCGATTGTATCATCATTGGTGATAAAAAGCTTCATATTATTGATCTTAAGTATGGCATGGGTGTATTGGTAGATGCAGTGGAAAACCCACAGATGAAATTATACGCCCTTGGTGCTTTGGAAATCTACGATAGTTTGTATGACATCGAGGATGTTTCCATGACCATCTTCCAACCACGTAGGGAGAATGTCAGCACATGGACAATCCCTGTAAAGGAATTAAAAGACTGGGCGGCAAATGAACTGAAACCAAAGGCTAAAAAAGCTTATGAGGGCGAAGGCGACTACCTTCCTGGTGAATGGTGTACTTTCTGCAGAGCGGCCGTTAAATGCCGTGCAAGGGCTGAAGAAAAATTGAAATTAGCACAGATGGAGTTTAAGTTACCACCTCTACTTACGGATACTGAAATTGAGGGAGTACTTTCTAAACTGTCCGACCTTACAAAGTGGGCCAATGAAATTATAGCTTATGCCACGGATGCTGCTGTAAATCACGGTAAAGAGTGGAACGGTTTTAAGGTGGTCCAGGGCAGATCGGTCCGCAAATATAAGGACGAAAAAGCTGTGGCTGAAGTAGCCAAAGCAAACGGCTATAAAGATTTATATCGTCAGAGCCTCATTACCCTTACGGAAATGCAGAAACTGATGGGCAAAACGAAATTTGAGGAAATCCTCGGTGGTCTCATACATAAACCACCAGGTAAGCCAACGCTGGTTCCACTTTCGGATAAGCGGCCAGCTATTAATATATCAAACGTAAAAAGCGAATTTAATGAGATAACGGAGGAATTGGAATATGAATAATCAAAACAGAACGAAGGTTGTTACAAGTGTCAACACACGTATCAGCTACTTTCACGGCTGGGAGCCAGTATCAATCAATGGCGGGGCGGAAAAGTATAGCGTTTCCGTATTGATTCCTAAAACAGATAAGGAAACCATCAATGCTATCAATGCAGCAGTAGATGCAGCCATTGAAGAGGGGATTGCAAAGTTTGGTGGTAAAAAGCCGAATAAGGCTGCCATCAAGCTGCCCCTTCGAGATGGTGATATAGAACGTGATGATGAAGCTTATAAAGGGCATTATTTTGTAAATGCCAATAGTAAGACTCCACCTCAAATAGTAGATAAAGCGGTAAGACCTATCTTGGATCGCAACGAGGTTTACAGCGGTTGCTATGCGAGAGTGTCACTTAATTTCTTTACTTTCAATTCTAATGGAAACAAGGGTGTGGCCTGCGGACTTGGTAATATACAGAAAATAAGAGATGGAGAGCCTTTAGGTGGAAGAACCAATGCAGCTGATGATTTCACCACTATTGAAGATGATGATTTTCTAGCATAAAGAATAAATACAGACGAGGTGGTGGAGGTTGTTTTTCTGCCACCTCGTTTGCATTGGAAAGGGTGATAATACATGAATTCTATTTCTATTGATATCGAAACATTTAGTAGTGCTAATCTTCAAAAGTCTGGAGTTTACCGTTATGCCGAGAGTGATGATTTTGAAATTCTACTATTTGGCTATTCGGTGGATGGCGGCGAAGTACAAGTTGTTGACCTTGCCAGTGGGGAGGAAATCCCCGATGAAATTATAAACGCGCTTATGGATAATTCCGTTACCAAGTGGGCTTTCAATGCAATGTTTGAGCGTGTGTGTCTATCAAAATGGCTTAACCTTACAGAATATCTTAACCCTACATCCTGGAAATGCTCCATGATATGGTCGGCATATATGGGACTTCCGCTCTCTCTGGAGGGTGTCGGTGCAGTTTTAGGTTTAGAAAAGCAAAAATTGAATGAGGGTAAAGACCTCATAAAATATTTCTGTACATCTTGCTCCCCTACTAAATCAAATGGCGGCCGAGTTCGTAATCTGCCGGAACATGACATGGATAAATGGGAGCGGTTTAAAGCATATAACCTTCGTGATGTGGAAGCCGAGATGTCTATACAACAGAGATTATCTAAGTTTCCGATGCCTGAGAACATCTGGGAAGAATATCATCTCGACCAGGAAATCAATGATCGTGGCATTGCCATTGACATGTCTTTCGTAAAAAGGGCTGTTGTGATGGATGAACAATCTCGTGAAAAGCTAATGGCTTTAATGCAGGATATAACCAATTTAGAGAATCCAAACTCTGTGCAACAAATGAAAGACTGGCTTGCCGATAACGGTCTAGAAACAGATTCCCTTGGTAAAAAAGCGGTTGCTGAGATGTTAAAGAAAGCACCAGAACCACTAGGCACTGTTTTGGAACTTCGACAGCAGCTTGCAAAATCATCGGTGAAAAAATACACGGCAATGGAGAATGCGGTATGTAATGACAGTCGTGCAAGAGGAATGTTCCAGTTTTACGGAGCCAACAGAACCGGCAGATTCTCTGGCAGGCTGATTCAGTTACAAAATCTCCCTCAAAACCATATGTCCGATTTGGAACAGGCTCGTGCTTTAGTTCGAAGCGGAAACTTTGATGCTCTTACTTTACTATATGATTCAATCCCAGAGGTACTGTCGGAACTTATCCGTACAGCTTTTATACCACAAGAAGGTATGAAGTTCATTGTGGCAGATTTTTCAGCGATTGAGGCTCGCGTTATTGCTTGGCTTGCAGGCGAAAAATGGAGAATAGAAGTTTTCCAAAATGGCGGTGACATATACTGTGCAAGTGCATCTCAGATGTTTAATGTACCCGTTGAAAAGCATGGTGTGAATGGTCACCTTCGCCAAAAAGGCAAAATTGCCGAACTTGCCCTCGGTTATGGTGGGTCTGTTGGAGCATTAAAATCAATGGGCGCTTTGGAGATGGGAATTGAAGAAGAAGAACTTCAGCCTCTTGTAACGGCTTGGAGACAGTCTAACCCTAATATTACAAAACTTTGGTGGGATGTTGACCGAGCAGTAAAAACCTGTGTTAAGCAAAAAAACCCTACAGAGACACACGGCATTAAATTTATCTATCAAAGTGGGATGTTCTTTATTGTCCTCCCCTCTGGTAGACGGCTTGCCTATGTGAAACCTCGTATGGGAGAGAACGTGTTCGGCGGTGAGTCGGTTACTTACGAAGGTGTCGGTGGAACAAAGAAATGGGAAAGAATCGAAAGTTATGGACCCAAATTTGTAGAGAATATTGTTCAGGCAATCAGTCGTGACATTTTGTGTCATGCCATGCAGACATTAAAGAATTGTTCAATTGTGGCTCATGTACACGATGAAATTATTATCGAGGGTGATATGGGGATGTCACTTTCTGCTGTCTGTGAGCAGATGGCTAGAACACCAACATGGGCAAATGGTCTATTACTTAGTGCTGACGGCTATGAGTGTCAGTTTTATCAAAAAGATTAAATTTATTTTTTCAAAATCCTCAACATTCATTACCTCCTGTGGCTATTAGGTAGAGGAACTTTCCTCTGACTATATTGCAGGAGGTAATTCGTATGGACGAATTAGTAAAAATCAACTATGAAAATCAACGACCAACCGTGTTCGGTCGTGATTTACATGAAGCCTTGGAAGTAAAGACCGCTTATAAAGACTGGTTTCCAAGAATGTGTGAGTACGGATTTGAAGAAGGGTCAGACTTTAGCTCATTTTTGAGCGAAAGTACTGGAGGCAGACCGAGCATAGACCATCAGTTAACAATCGACATGGCAAAAGAGCTATGCATGATACAGCGAACTCCAAAAGGGAAAGAGTGCCGCCAATACTTTCTTGAAATAGAAAGACGATGGAATTCCCCAGAGGCAATCATGGCAAGGGCACTTCAGATTGCCAATCAACAGCTAACACAAGTAAGGAAACAAAATAAAGTGCTTGAAGGTACAGTTGCTGTTCAGAATCAGCAAATTGCAGAAATGAAACCGAAAGTCTCTTATTACGATGTGGTTTTAAATTGCAAAGACCTCATTTCCACATCAGCAATTGCCAAAGATTACGGCAAGTCAGCTATTTGGATGAACCGCTATCTTAATAAAAAGGGCATCCAATTTAAACAAGGCGGCATTTGGCTTTTATATCAGAAGCATGCGGAAAAAGGCTACACCAGCACTAAGACACATAGCTACCTAGGCAGTAACGGGCAGCAGCATACAAAGGTCCATACATACTGGACTCAAAAAGGCAGACTCTTCATTTACGAACTGATGAAGGCGGACGGTATTTTGCCTCAGATAGAAATGGAGGGTGTGTAATGGGAATCAACAAATTTAACCATGAAGGATACCATGACCCAACTCCCCATGAAGCACTGACTAACATAATAAGAAAGGAAAAGGCAGAGAAAAAATCTGCCTTTAAGCCGCTTGTATATATCTGTTCTCCCTATTCCGGTGATGTAGAAGGAAACATTAAAAAGGCTCGCAGTTTTTGCAGGTTTGCCTTGGATCAAAGCTGTATACCGATTGCTCCCCACCTTATGTTTCCGCAGTTTATGGATGATGAAAACCCAGAGGAACGAGAACGTGCCATATTTATGGACATTGTGCTTATGGGTAAATGCTCCGAGGTGTGGGTGCTGGGCAATACCATCTCAAGCGGTATGGCGAGGAAAATTGAAGTAGCCAAGAAACGCAGACAAACGGTCAGATATTATAGTCCAGAGCATGAGGAGGTTGAAAGTTTATGAAAATTGCAGTAGGCAATAGCCGGATGGATAGGAAATGGAAAAATAAAGATATCTCCTGGGAGGATTTTTGCTCCCGTGTAAAGACGACGCAACGCACTACGGAAACAGTAGAAGAATATCGGAAACTTAAAAAAGGGCAGCAAGATGATATCAAAGATGTGGGCGGCTTTGTCGGAGGACATTTAAGAGAAGGAAGGCGAAAGAAGGGCAATGTTCTCTGCAGTTCTTTGCTCACCCTTGATATGGATTATGGTAGACCAGATATTTGGGAGCAAATCAGTATGCTTTTCGATTTCAAATGTTGCGTTTACTCCACTCATAAGCACACACCAGAAAATCCGAGACTCAGACTTATCGTTCCCCTTGCTCGTGAGATCAGCGAAGAAGAATATGCAGCTGTTGGACGTATGGTGGCAAAAGAAATTGATATTGATCTTTTCGATGATACGACATATGAAGCCCATCGCCTTATGTATTGGCCATCCACTTCCTCTAATGGTCAATTTGTCTACGAAGAGCAGGATGGAGCATTACTTGACCCGGATATTTATCTTGCAAAATATGAAAATTGGCGAGATACGTCAACTTGGCCCGTATCAAGCAGGCAGTCTGAAGTGATGAATCGCAGTCTAAAAGAACAAGCCGATCCGCTTTTAAAGGAAGGTGTGGTAGGAACTTTCTGTCGAGCCTATTCCGTTCGTGAAGCAATTGATAAATTTTTAGGTGCAGTTTATGCACCATCTGCTATGGAAGGACGATACGATTATATTCCCGCTGATAGTAGTGCTGGTGTGATTATCTATGATGATAAATTCGCATACAGCCATCATGCCACCGACCCAGCAAGCGGTCTGCTCCTCAATGCTTTTGACCTTGTTCGTATTCATAAATTCGGCTCTTTAGATGATAGAGCTTCCACGACTACGGCTCCTGGCAGGATGCCGTCTTTTGTGGCAATGTGCGAGTTTGCTATAAAAGATGAAGCGGTAAAAGCTGAGTTTGCAAAGGAAAGGCAGGCTCAGGCTGAAGAAGAGTTTAGTGCTGAGGATTGGCAGACAGGTTTGGAACTAGATAAGCAAGGTCGGATAAAAGACACACTGGATAACATCGTTCTGATTATTCGGCATGATGAAGATTTACAGCATATCGCTTTCAACTGCCATCGTGATGGTATTGATGCCAAAGGTGGTCTGCCTTGGGACCAGATTAAGGCGGGTTGGAATGATTCGGATAACGCACTTCTTAAGGTGTACTTAAGCAGCAAATACGGGGTCTATTCTCCTACCAAGACCAAGGATGCTGTGGTAGCGGTAGCGACTGAACGAGCCTACCATCCTGTTAAGGAGTATCTTGACTCACTTCCAAAATGGGATGGTATTAGTCGAGTAGAAAATCTACTAATTGATTATTTCGGTGCAACAGATAATTCCTACACAAAGGCAATTATTCGCAAAACGATGGTTGCGGCGGTAGCCCGTATTTATAGGCCAGGCACAAAGTTTGATAGTGTTCTTATCTTAAACGGTCCTCAAGGCATCGGTAAATCAACCTTCTTTGCTAAGCTTGCCGGAGATTGGTTTTCAGACAGTTTGACCATTACGGACATGAAAGATAAATCAGGTGCTGAAAAACTTCAAGGATATTGGTTGTTGGAACTGGGTGAGCTTGCTGGAATGCGTAAGACGGATGTGGAGATTGTGAAGTCCTTTATCTCGAGGGCGGATGATAAGTACCGTGCCAGTTATGGGGTCAACGTGGAAAGCCATCCCCGTCAATGCGTAATTGTAGGTTCTACCAATGCAGAAAGCGGATTTCTTCGGGATATTACAGGTAACCGCAGATTTTGGCCAGTCCGCATTAGCGGAAACAGTAAAAAGAAAGCTTGGCAGATGACCAAAGAGGAAGTACAGCAGATTTGGGCAGAGGCTCTAGTTATTTATGAGAAGGGCGAAAAACTCTACCTTGAAGGTGATGATGTAACCATGGCAACTAGTGAACAGGCAGATGCCATGGAAACAGATGAACGAGAAGGACTGGTTCGTACCTACTTGGATACGCTCTTACCGGATGATTGGGACACAATGTCTTTGTACGAGCGTAGAAATTTCCTCGGCGGTAGCGAATTTGGCGGCGGCACCCGTGTTGGAACAGTAAAAAGGACCCTTGTCTGCAATATGGAAATTTGGTGTGAGTGTTTCGGTAAAGAGGCATCAATGCTAAAACCATCAGATTCCTATGCCATAGGTGCCATTATGAGAAAGATCAGTGAGTGGAACAAGTACACTGGGAACAAGAATGGTGTTGTGACGTTTCCTGTCTACGGAAAGCAACGAGCTTATTCCCGAGTCGAGGAACAAAGCTAAGTTGTACCTTACCTTGTTCCCATACTAGTTCTTTCCCTAAAGCTAGTAATGATAAGGAAAATCAACGGTTCGGAACAAGTGGAACAAGAAGTATCCTATTTATTTATAAATAGTAAAAAGAAGTAATAGTAGCCTGTGCATACACGCATACGCGCGCGTATAGGAAAATGGGGTCAAAGTTGTTTTCTTGTTCCGAGCCTTTTTATATGGGAGGTATTTATGCTTGAAAAATATATAGAAAAGAAACTGGTGGCTGAGGTAAAAAAGATGGGAGGCATTGCGGCGAAGTTTGTTAGTCCGGGTTTAGATGGGATGCCAGACCGCCTAGTGCTTTTACCATATGGGAAGATGGCTTTTGTGGAATTAAAGGCTCCCGGAAAGAAACCTCGCCTGTTACAGATTAGAAGAATAAAGCAATTACAGAAGTTAGGCTTTACCTGCTATGTCATTGATGATGTTAAGCAGATTGGAGGGATACTTGGTGAAATACAATCCTCATAAATATCAGACCTATGCAACGAACTTCATACTTGAGCATCCTATCGCTGCGGTGTTTTTAGAAATGGGTCTTGGCAAAAGCGTCATTACTCTAACGGCTATATTTGACTTATGTCTTGATCGTTTTGAAATTGGAAAGGTTCTGGTCATTGCTCCACTTCGGGTAGCGAGGGATACTTGGCCAGCTGAGATAAATAAGTGGGAGCATTTAAAAGGACTGGAGTTTTCGGTAGCCATCGGAACAGAACAGGAGCGGTTGGTAGCTCTTAGGAAACCTGCAAGTGTCTATCTTATAAACAGAGAAAATGTTGACTGGTTGGTAAACAAAAGTGGCATCCCTTTTGATTATGACATGGTGGTAATCGATGAGCTGTCATCCTTTAAGTCCTATGGTGCAAAAAGATTTAAAAGTTTACTAAAAGTTAGACCCAGGGCAAAACGGATTGTGGGTCTTACGGGTACACCTTCCAGCAATGGGTTAATGGATTTGTGGGCAGAGTTTCGTATTCTCGACATGGGTAAAAGACTCGGGAGGTACATCACTCACTACCGCAATTCCTTCTTTACACCGGATAAACGTAATCAGCAAATCGTATTTTCATATAAACCATTGCCAGGTGCCGAAGATGCCATATATCGGCTCATTTCGGATATTACCATTTCCATGAAGTCGGTCGATTTTCTTAAAATGCCAGAATGTGTGATCAATGAAGTGCCTGTTTATCTAAATGACAAAGAACAATCCGTATATGATCACTTTCGTGAAGAGATGGTTCTTGAATTTGCTGATGAGGAGATTGATGCCATGAATGCAGCCGTCCTTTCAGGTAAACTTCTGCAAATGGCAAACGGTGCTATCTATGATGATGATAAAAAAACCCATATTATTCACAACCGCAAGCTAGATGCTCTTGAGGATTTAATTGAAGGTGCTAACGGCAAACCTGTGCTTATTGCCTATTGGTACAATCACGATTTAGAGCGTATTAAGGCAAAATTCAATGTCAGAGAAATTAAAACTTCCAAGGATATCAAGGATTGGAACAACGGCGATATTTCTGTAGCGGTTATCCATCCTGCATCTGCGGGACACGGCCTTAACTTACAAAGTGGTGGTTCAACGCTTATCTGGTTTGGACTTACTTGGAGTCTAGAACTCTATCAGCAAACAAATGCGAGACTTTGGAGACAAGGTCAAAATGAGACCGTGGTAATCCACCACATTATTACTAAAGGCACGATTGATGAAGATGTGATGAGAGCCTTGAAACAAAAGGAAAAGACACAATCCGATCTTATCAATGCAGTCAAAGCAAATCTTGGGAAAGCGAGGGAAGTTGTATGATGGACGCTTTTGAAAAACTGGCAAATGCCATTATTCTACAGGCAGTCAAGGATTATCGTTTTGCACTGAAAAGATTAGCAAAACACCCTCGCAATGATTCTGCTTTATATACAAAACGTGAGGTTGAGCGCTTCTTTCATTCTGGATTGTTCAATGTTCTCACCTCCCTAAACCCTGACATGTTAATTCAACAGCTACAAGAGGAGGTGGTGCGATGATGACAGCTAAGGAATTCTTAAAGCAGGCTTATCGCCTGAATGAATTGATTAATTCCGACCTTGAAGAGTTGCAAAACTTAAGAAATCTATCAAGAAGTATTTCATCCCCCATTCTTGAGGAAAAAGTCAGTCGAACCAAGAGTACTGACCCACCCTTTGAAAAATATGTGATTAGAATAATAGATTTGGAGCAACAAATACAGCAAGAAGTTGAACGATTAGTAAAGCTGAAATCAGATATCCGTGAAGCGATTAACCAGATGGAAAACGTGGATGAGAAGCTACTTCTTCGCTACCGATACATTAACTTTCTTAACTGGGAAGAAATCTGTGTCAACCTTAATGTTTCTATGAGAACCGTACACAGACTCCACTCATCCGCTTTGCAACATTTAAAGGTTCCAAAATAAAAAGGAGTAACCGGAAAATAGTGCAGGAAGAGGGTTAAAAGGCCCTCTTCACCATTACCTTAGTCATTGTATGAAAATTACAGTGATTTAAATAATTAGTTTCTCCTTTTTAATGATTATTAAATTAAAATGAGCTGTCAAAACAACAACTCATTGCTTACCCACTTTGAATACCGACCTAATGCATGATCTCAGTATAAACTTTTACAGTTTTCTGGTAGTTTGAAAGGATTTTCTTTATTGATACGCTCATAAAACATAATTCCATTTAGGTGATCTATTTCATGTTGAATAACAATAGAGGAATAGCCATTGAGTTTTAATATTATTTCTTCTCCTTCTAAATTAAACCCTTTCACTTTAATTCTCTCATATCTTGGTACGAACCCATTTATATCTCGATCAACAGATAGGCACCCTTCACTTGGTGGTAAGTAAATCATAGAAACGGAATGGCTAATAATTTTTGGATTAATAAGGGTATATTCATGTTCTTTCCCCATCTCGTCAGTGAAATACGCTACAAACATTCGCTTATTCAAGCCAATCTGATTCGCGGATAATCCAACTCCTCCACGTAATTTATATTTTTTGGATAGAATGGGGTCTTGACTATTTTTTAAGAAATTCATCATACTAGTTAATGTTTCCTTATCTTCCTCAGGGGGAGGTACCATCACTTCCAGTGTTGGTCGATGTAAGATATCATTACCTTCCCTTACAATATCTTTCATTGTTATTATATAATTTGAATGAAATTTATTCATAAATAAACAATTCATCTACCTTTACTTTTAACGTTTTTGATAATTTGAAAGCCAGTTCCAGTGTGGGATCATATTTATCATTCTCTATACAATTTATTGTTTGTCTAACAACTCCACACTTCTTAGCAAGTTGCTCTTGTGTTATCCCCAATTTGTTCCGTATTGCTTTAATTTTATTTTTCAACAGTATCACCTATGTCAAAGATATTGGACATTGTTATTATAACAATTACAATAAACATGTCAATAACTTTGGATATTTTTGAAAATATCTATTGGTGGTTTTTGTACGCAGTAATCTGAATGCTCGCAAAAGGTTGGCACACTTTGGCACAGTTTGGCATACGATGACACTGTTTGTCTGTAGTGAAAGTTATATAATGGTAGTATGGAATATTAATAAACAGAAGCCTTCACGGGAGAACCACTCCTGCGAGGGCTTTTTCTATGGGCAAAAGGAGGTGCAGTATGCCAAAGAAACCTAAGCGACCGTGCTCTTACCCTGGTTGCCCAGAACTAACCGACAAGCGCTTTTGTGAAGAGCATAGTAAGAAGGAAGCTGCACGGTATGAAAAGTATGATCGTGACCCATCAACCCGTAAGCGTTATGGTCGTGCTTGGAAAAGGATACGTGACCGTTACATTGCAGCTCATCCTCTTTGTGAGGAATGTAAACGACAAGGAAAGCTGACCCCAGCAACCGAAGTGCATCATATTCTCCCTCTTGCAAGAGGAGGGACTCACGATAGAAGTAATCTGATGGCTCTTTGTACTCCTTGCCACTCTGCAATCACGGCAAGAGATGGAGACCGTTGGGGAACCCGATAGGGGGAGTCAAATCTCCACAGCTTTTCATTTGTGTAACGGGCGTGGGGCAACGCGTGAAAATTCGCGGTTTCAAACGGGGTAATAGGCCCATCGATGAAAAGAGGTGAGTGAATGGCCAAAGATGGAACAAATCGAGGCGGCGCCCGTATAGGCTCCGGTCAAAAGAAAAAACCACTTGCTGACAAAATTGCAGAGGGAAATCCCGGTAAAAGAAAGCTTGAAGTTGTCGAGTTCAAGAATACTGCTGACCTGAAGGGGCAGGAAATGCCAAAGCCAAGGGCCATGCTCTCCGCAGTGCAAAAGGATGGGAAAACCCTAGTAGCGAGTGAAATCTATGAAATTACATGGAAATGGCTTGAGGAGCGAGAATGTGCCCATTTGGTACTTCCACAGCTTCTAGAACGGTATGCCATGAGTGCGGCCAGATGGATACAGTGTGAGGAAGCGGTAACCGAGTTTGGTTTTCTAGCAAAGCATCCAACTACCGGCAATGCAATTCAAAGTCCTTATGTAGCGATGAGCCAGAGCTTTATGAGTCAGACAAACAGGCTATGGATGGAGATATATCAAATCGTTAGGGAGAACTGTGCTACAGAGTACTCTGGTTTAAACCCACAGGACGATGTGATGGAGCGATTGCTATCTGCCCGCAGAGGAAAATAAAGATGAGGAGATATGATGTAATGAGTAAGAGATATTTAACAGCAGAAAGTGTATGTGCTGGACATCCTGATAAACTATGCGACATCATTGCAGATAGCATTTTAGAAGCATGCCTACGTAAGGATAAGGCATCACGTGTCGCTTGTGAGGTAATGGCAACCAAGGGAAAAATTATCGTGGCGGGCGAGATCTCCTGCAGCGAGAAAGTGAATATTAGAGACATTGTAAAAACTGTACTGAAGGATGTGGGATACAACCCTCTAAAATTTTTGATTTATGTATATGTACATAATCAAAGTGTAGATATTGCGGCTGGTGTGAACATCGCACTAGAAGCACGAAATGGGATAAACGAACAGTACGGTTCCATCGGTGCTGGAGACCAGGGAACTATGTATGGTTATGCTACAAAGGAAACAAGAGAAATGCTTCCCCTACCTCTTGTGCTTTCCCACAGAATCGTAAAGAGACTGGATGATTGTCGCAAAGGAAAACTGATAAAAGGGATTCTTCCTGATGGTAAAGCACAGGTAACAGTGGAGTATGAAGATGACACTCCAGTAAGAATAAAGACGATTGTGATTTCTGTGCAGCATGATAAGAATAAAACGCAGGAAGAACTTAAGGCAGATATTCTTAACAATGTCTTATGGCAATGCTTTGAGGATTTCCCTTTTGATGATGAAACAGAACTTCTCGTCAATCCATCTGGTCAGTTTGTTCTTGGTGGACCCGCTGCCGACACGGGTTTGACTGGAAGAAAAATCATGGTCGACACCTATGGTGGACTTGCATCTCACGGAGGAGGTGCCCTTTGTGGTAAAGACCCAACTAAAGTTGACCGAAGTGGTGCTTACATGGCTCGGTATATTGCCAAGCATATTGTTTGGTGTGGTTATGCAAAGAAGTGTGAAGTGAGTATTTCCTATGCCATTGGTAAGGCAAATCCAGTAGCCTTTACTGTAAATACCCTTGGCACTGGAACTGTTTCTGATGAAATATTAACTCTTGCTTCTCAGGAGACTTTCAACTTAAGACCTGCGGCCATCATTGAAAAACTACGTCTTAGAAATGTGATTTATTCTGACACAGCGGCTTATGGTCATTTTAATAGTTGTCTTTTCCCTTGGGAGGATGTAAATAAATACAGTGAATTTAGAAAGGCGGTGGAAAAGTATGTTGATAGAGAAGATTAAAACGAAACAACTCATCCCCGCTGAATATAACCCAAGGAAGGATTTAAAACCTGGTGATCCGGAATATGAGAAACTTAAACGCTCACTTGAGGAGTTTGGATATGTAGAACCCGTTATATGGAATAAGACCACAGGCAGAGTTATCGGAGGGCATCAACGCTTGAAAGTCCTGCTGAGTATGGGCATGGATGAAATAGAATGCGTAGTTGTCGAAATGGATGAGCAAAAGGAAAAGGCCCTGAACATTGCACTAAATAAAATAAGTGGCGATTGGGATAAAGATAAATTGGCACTTCTCATTACAGACCTAAATGCCTCTGATTTTGATGTTTCTCTTACAGGATTTGACCCAGGAGAGTTGGAGGATCTTTTCAAAGATTCCCTTAAGGATAATATAAAAGAAGATGATTTCGATGTAGACAGCGAGCTGAAAAAGCCCGCTGTTTCGCATTTAGGGGATGTTTGGATACTTGGACAGCATCGATTAGTCTGCGGAGACAGTACAAAGAAAGACACCTTTGATGTCTTAATGGATGGGAAAGCTGCCAATCTGGTAGTTACGGACCCTCCATATAACGTCAACTATGAAGGCACTGCTGGAAAAATCAAAAATGACAACATGGCTAATGAAGCGTTCTATGATTTCCTGCTTGCGGCATTTCAAAACACCGAGGAAGCGATGGCAAAGGATGCTTCTATTTATGTATTCCATGCTGATACGGAAGGACTCAATTTTAGAAGAGCATTCTCCGATGCAGGATTTTATCTTTCTGGTACTTGTATATGGAAAAAGCAGTCCCTTGTTCTCGGTCGCTCTCCTTATCAATGGCAACATGAACCGGTACTCTTTGGATGGAAAAAGAAAGGCAAGCATCTCTGGTATTCAGACCGCAAGCAGACCACCATCTGGGAGTTTGAGAAACCAAAGAAAAATAGCGACCACCCAACCATGAAACCAGTGGCACTTGTGGCATACCCCATTATGAATTCGAGCCTTAGTAACTGTATTGTGCTTGATCCCTTTGGAGGTTCAGGAAGTACACTGATTGCCTGTGAGCAGACAGATAGAATTTGTTACACCATTGAACTGGATGAAAAGTACTGCGATGTCATCGTGAAAAGGTATATTGAGCAAGTCGGAAATTCTGATGGTGTGTTTCTTTTAAGAGATGGTTCGAAATTCAGATATTGTGACCTGCCAAATGTTGATTTATCTACACAAAATACCGCCGATTAATAGAATCAGAAAGATGCTCTAAATGACTTGATATTAACAGCTTTTAGAGTGATATATGTACGTACCGAAAATAGAAAGGCGGTATGAAAATGAAGATTAACTATAATGTTACGGGACCAAAAAGAAAAGCACTGGTTAACGCAATCAGCCAACAACTAAACGCCCCTGTAAAATATCTCGGAGCACCTACATTTGCATATGAGGTGGCAGACTACAATGTTAACAAAAACGGAGTTCTAAGCGGACCAGATAAAAAGGAACTGGTCGATGATCTATTGGGACTTCACGACTTCAAAGCAATTTCAGAAGAATTTGACGCACCACCTCCGAAAGCAGAAGCAAATGAAACGGAAGAATCTATCAATCTGATAATTCAAATGCCACGGGCAGATTTTACCGACACGGCAATCGAGAACCTAAAAGGATTGGTAGAGAGCAAAGCAACTCTAATAAAGAAAGCAATTGATACGGATTCCATTCCCATCATTGTATATGAGGAATTTGTAGCATTCCCTTGGTTTCAAGGTGAGTGCTCCTCAGAGGAGGTTAAGGCATACACCCATTTTGTCACGGCACTTTGCGAAATGGCGAAAAAACAGACCCGTGTCAACTCCACCGAGAAATCAGTAGAGAATGAAAAATATGCTTTCCGTTGCTTCCTGCTAAGGCTTGGTTTTATCGGACCAGAATATAAGATGGAACGAAAGATTCTCCTTTCCAAGCTTTCAGGTAGCTCCGCTTTCAAAAGCGGAACGGCCAAGCAGGAGGTGAGTGAACAATGAATATCATTCACCCAGAAATGCTAAAGCAACTTAGAAGCTATTACACTCCAGGAACACGTGTGATGCTACTTAAAATGAACGACCCTTATACTAAACTTCAGCCTGGATCTAAAGGTACGGTTACTAGTGTTGATGACATAGGAACGATTCATGTCAGTTGGGATTCGGGTGGTTCCCTTGGAGTAGCCTTTGGTGAGGATTTATGCAAGAGAATCGAAGAGTAAACATGAATCGGAGGAGGTAATAAATGAATGAGATAATCAAAGAACAAATCCTTTCCATCCGAGAAAGTGGAGTCACAAATATGTTTGATGCAAACCGAGTCCAGTATGAAGCAAATGAACGAGGGTTTTATGAATTGGTAGTCTATTTAATAGACCATAAAACGGAATATGCTCATTTCATACTGACGGGGGAAGTGGATGAAAAGAAGTAAATAAAATTTAACTAGGATAAGGAGAAGGGCTTCATCTATAGGATTGAGGCTCTTTTCTTTTGTCCTTTTTCATAAAAGGGGCGGTGTTTATGCGGAAACTGAAGAAATATAAGCCGACCGCCTTTATAGCTGATGGGTCATATTACGATAAGGATGCTGCTGATTACGCTGTAGCTTTTATCGAAGCACTCTCCCATACGAAAGGTTTATGGGCAGGTAAGCCTTTTGAACTTATCGATTGGCAGGAGCAAATAATCCGTGATTTATTTGGAATTTTAAAGCCAGATGGATATCGGCAGTTTAATACTGCTTATGTAGAGATACCTAAAAAGATGGGAAAAAGCGAGCTTGCCGCAGCAATTGCACTTCTCCTCACTTGCGGTGATGGTGAAGAACGGGCGGAGGTGTATGGTTGTGCCGCCGATCGCCAGCAGGCATCAATTGTATTTGAAGTAGCAGCCGATATGGTGCGGATGTGTCCGGCACTGAATAAACGAGTAAAGTTGCTGGCTTCAACTAAGCGATTGGTGTACCTGCCGACCAACAGCTTCTATCAGGTATTGTCGGCTGAAGCCTACTCCAAACACGGCTTCAATATACATGGTGTTGTTTTCGATGAACTTCATACTCAGCCAAACCGGAAACTATTTGATGTTATGACGAAGGGATCTGGGGATGCAAGGACCCAACCGCTGTATTTTCTTATCACCACAGCGGGAACGGATACTCAAAGTATCTGCTACGAAACACACCAAAAAGCGGTTGATATTATTGAGGGCAGAAAATACGATCCTACCTTTTACCCCGTAATCTATGGTGCTAAAGAAGAGGATGATTGGACAGATCCAAAAGTGTGGAAGAAAGCAAATCCAAGCTTAGGAATTACGGTGGGAATTGACAAGGTAAGGGCAGCTTGTGAAAGTGCAAAGCAAAACCCTGCTGAAGAGAACAGCTTCAGGCAGTTAAGATTGAATCAGTGGGTTAAACAGTCTGTCCGTTGGATGCCAATGGCAAAGTGGGATGCCTGTGCATTTCCAGTTATACCAGAAAGTCTTGAAGGGCGGGTATGTTATGGAGGTCTTGACCTATCTTCTACAACAGACATTACAGCCTTTGTGTTGGTGTTCCCACCAGAGGATGAAACAGATAAATACATTGTTCTTCCGTATTTTTGGATGCCAGAGGACAACATTGACCTCCGAGTCCGAAGAGACCATGTGCAATACGATCTTTGGGAGAAGCAAGGGTATATTCTAACCACAGAAGGCAATGTAGTGCATTACGGCTACATTGAGCGGTTTATTGAAGAACTGGGCGAAAAGTATAACATTCGAGAAATTGCGTTTGACCGTTGGGGAGCTGTTCAAATGGTTCAGAACCTTGAAGGATTAGGCTTTACTGTCGTTCCTTTCGGTCAAGGCTTTAAAGATATGTCACCATCAACCAAAGAACTGATGAAATTGACATTAGAAGAAAGAATAGCCCACGGTGGGCATCCAGTGCTTCGTTGGATGATGGACAACATCTTTATAAAAACTGATCCGGCAGGTAACGTGAAACCGGATAAGGAAAAAAGTACAGAAAAGATAGATGGTGCGGTAGCGACCATCATGGCACTTGATCGTGCTATCCGTTGTGGCTCAGGTAATAGCGGAGATTCAGTGTATGACGAGAGAGGTTTGATTGTCTTTTAAACCTTAATGGTTAACAACAATGTTTATATTCGGAGGTGACGCCTATGAATCTAATAAAAGGACTGTTTCGGTCAAGGGACAAACCGCAAAACCGTGTGGGTAGTGCATTTTCCTTCCTGTTTGGTGGTACGTCATCTGGCAAAACAGTGAACGAGCGTACTGCAATGCAGGCAACTGCGGTGTATGCTTGCGTAAGGATACTAGCTGAAGCAATTGCAGGACTGCCACTACATGTATATAGATATCGTTCTGATGGAGGTAAAGAAAAGATTCCCTTCCACCCGCTGTATTACCTTCTTCATGATGAACCAAATCCAGAGATGACTTCATTCGTGTTTCGAGAAACACTGATGAGTCATCTTTTGCTTTGGGGAAATGCCTATGCACAGGTGGTCAGAAACGGTCGTGGGCAGGCAGTGGCGCTTTATCCCCTACTCCCCAACAAGATGGAGGTTAGTCGAGCAACAAATGGTGAGCTGGTCTATACCTATTACCGTGATACGGATGAAAGTGGCCTAAACCCAAAAGGCGGCTATGTCACACTCCGTAAAGATGAAGTTCTTCACATTCCTGGCTTAGGTTTTGATGGACTCATTGGTTATAGCCCTATTGCCATGGCTAAAAATGCAATCGGTATGTCACTTGCTACTGAAGAGTACGGTGCGGCATTCTTTGCCAATGGTGCTAATCCGGGAGGTGTGCTGGAACACCCAGGGGTAATCAAAGATATAAAGAGGGTCAAGGATAGTTGGAATAGTGCCTATCAAGGCACAGGCAATGCTCACAAAATTGCTGTGTTGGAAGAGGGCATGAAGTTCCAAGCCATTGGTATCCCACCGGAACAGGCACAATTTCTTGAAACACGGAAATTCCAAATTAATGAGATTGCGAGGATTTTCCGAGTGCCACCCCATATGGTGGGTGATCTTGAGAAGTCTAGTTTCTCCAATATTGAGCAGCAGTCTTTAGAGTTTGTAAAATACACCCTCGATCCGTGGGTGGTGCGATGGGAACAAAGTCTTCAGCAATCGCTTATTTTGCCTTCTGAGAAAACTTCATTGTTTATCAAGTTCAATTTAGATGGTCTGCTTCGTGGAGATTATCAAAGTCGTATGAATGGTTACGCTACAGGTCGACAGAATGGCTGGATGTCAGCCAACGATATCCGTGAACTGGAGGATATGAACCGCATACCGGCTGAGGAAGGTGGCGACTTATATCTGGTTAACGGAAATATGACAAAACTGGCTGACGCAGGTGCGTTTGCCAAAACCGAAGGAGGTCAGTAAATGAGGAAGTTTTGGAACTGGGTACGAGATTCTGATGAAGAACGTACCCTCTATTTAAATGGAGTGATATCCGAAGAAACGTGGTGGGGCGATGAGGTCACACCTAAGATGTTTAAAGATGAATTGCTGGTAGGCACCGGCGATATTACGGTGTGGATTAATTCTCCTGGTGGTGATGTGTTCGCAGCAGCTCAGATTTATAACATGCTGATGGAGTATACCGGAAAAGTCAATGTAAAGATTGATGGGCTTGCGGCAAGTGCGGCATCCGTTATTGCAATGGCAGGTGGAGATGTATATATGTCCCCGGTTTCCATGCTTATGATTCATAACCCGTCAACTATTGCTATCGGTGACAGTGAGGAAATGCTACGAGCAAAAGCACTATTAGATGAGGTTAAGGAAAGTATTATTAATGCCTATGAGTTAAAAACGGGTCTTTCCCGAACAAAACTCTCCCATCTGATGGATGCAGAATCATGGATGAATGCAAATAAAGCCATTGAACTTGGTTTTGCAGACAAGATCATGTTCATGGAAAGTGAAACACCAGATTTGACGGATAGTCTTATCTTTAGCAGGATGGCGGTTACTAACTCGCTTATCAGCAAACTGCCAAAACAACCAAAACAGAAAACAGGTACACCCATTGAGTCGCTGGATAAGCGGCTTTCTTTAATTTCGCACTAATTTAAAGGAGGAAATAACAATGAGTAAAATTCTCGAATTGCGCGAGAAACGCGCTAAAGCATGGGACGCAGCAAAGGCATTCCTTGATTCAAAACGTGGCGGTGATGGACTGTTATCCGCTGAGGACACGACAACCTATGAAAAAATGGAAGCCGATGTGGTGGCTCTTGGTAAGGAAATTGAACGTTTAGAACGCCAAGCATCTATCGACTTGGAACTGTCGAAAGCAACCAGTAACCCAATTACGAACGAACCTACTAGAACTGGAGAGGAAAAGACCGGTCGTGCAAGTGCTGAATACAAAAGAGCTTTCTGGAATGCGATGCGTGACAATGTTAGCTATGAAGTAAGAAACGCTCTAAAGATTGGCACTGATTCTGAAGGCGGATTCCTTGTGCCAGATGAGTTTGAACGTACTCTAGTAGAAGCTCTAGAGGAAGAAAATATTTTCCGTAGATTGGCTAATGTGATCACTACATCTTCTGGTGACCGTAAGATTCCTGTTGTTGCAAGCAAAGGTACAGCAAGCTGGATAGATGAAGAAGGAGCTATCCCAGAAAGTGATGACAGCTTCGGTCAAGTATCCATCGGGGCCTATAAACTAGCGACAATGATTAAAGTCTCTGAGGAGCTACTAAACGATTCCGTGTTTAATCTCGAAAGCTACATCACAAGAGAATTTGCCCGTCGCATTGGTAACAAGGAGGAGGAAGCCTTCTTTGTAGGTGATGGCACAGGTAAGCCAACAGGGATTTTAAATGCCACAGGCGGCGGTCAAGTTGGTGTTACTGCGGCAAGTGCCACTGCCATTACTTTGGATGAGGTTTTAGATTTATTCTACAGCTTGAAAGCACCTTATCGTAATAAGGCAGTATTCGTAATGAATGATGCCACTATAAAAGCTATCCGTAAATTAAAAGACGGTAATGGCCAGTACCTATGGCAACCTTCCATCCAAGCGGGAACACCTGATACTATTCTTAACCGTCCGCTGTACACCTCATCCTATGTACCTACTATTGAAGCAGGTGCAAAGACTGTGGTATTCGGTGATTTTAGTTATTACTGGGTGGCAGACCGTCAAGGACGAGTATTCAAACGATTAAATGAACTCTATGCTGTTACAGGTCAAGTAGGATTTATTGCGACTCAACGAGTTGATGGAAAGCTTATCTTACCGGAGGCCGTTAAGGTACTCCAACAGAAAGCCTAACGGAGGTGCCTTATGAGTTATAACACGAAGAATTATACCGAACAAGGCGGAGAAAAAACTGTCATCGGCGGTGTTTTAGAAATTAAAGAAGGGGCCTCGGTTACGGGGCTTCCTGTTGCTGAAAACCAGGCAGACAGCACCGCCACCGATGTTGCTGGTCTAGTTACGGACTTCAATGCCCTGCTGGCCAAACTAAAAGCAGCGGGGCTTATGGAGGCTGACTAAGGTGGAATGTAAAGGAGGTTGGTGGTATGGCAGTGGCAGATAATCTCTTGCCTAAAGTTAAAGCGAACTTAATTTTAGCACATGATCAGGATGATGCTCTCCTCATTGGATTTATCACTGCTGCAGTCTCCTATGCACAGAGCTATCAGCACGTTCCTGAAGACTATTATGAAACCCATGCTATGCCTCCAACAACAGAACAAGCAGTGATTATGTTATCGAGTCATTTCTATGAAAGTAGAGATGGCTCGACGGCAGGTTTCTTTGCTGATAGCGTACAGGCGGGGCAACAAGTATGGAACACGGTGAACTTACTATTGCGACTTGACCGTGAGTGGGGTGTTTAGCATGAGCTTTGGAAAGATGAATACCTTCATCGATATCATTAGCACGGTACCAATAAAGGATGAGGAAGGTTTCGCTACAAAAGGTGACAACATACTCGCTAGTGTACTTGCTTACAAGGAAGATCGTCATGGCAGTGAGCAGTGGACGAATATGGCATCATTTTCATCTGCAACTTCCTTGTTTCGGTTTAGGAAAATTTATGGACTTAAGGTGACCAATGAAATGGTTATCGTCTGTGATGATGGCAGATATCAGATTTTAAGTGTTGAGGATGTAAGAAACCGAGGGATGTATGTCGAGGTTTTAGCCGAAAAGCTAGAACCAACTGTGAGGTGATGGATATGGCAAAAGCGAATATAAAGATGCCAGAAGAATTCCTTTTAAAGGTATCCCGATTAGCTGACCAGACCGATGTGATTCTTCCTAAGGTTTTGGAAGTTGGCGGTGAAGTGGTGCTGGATAAAGTCAAAGGAAATCTAAGTAAGGTGGTTGGCAAGGGCACGAAATATCCATCCAAGAGCACTGGCGAGTTGTTATCTTCACTGGGCCTTTCTGGTGCAAAGCAAGATAGAAACGGCAATTTCAATGTAAAAGTTGGCTTTGCTGAGCCTCGCTCTGATGGTGAGAGCAATGCTAAACTTGCCAGCATTATCGAATATGGCAAACATGGTCAGCCTGCAAAACCCTTCCTAAAGCCTGCGAGGAATGCATCTAGGAAACCTTGCATCAATGCAATGGTCGCCAAGCTGGAGGAGGAAATCGAGAAGATATGAATATCTTAGAGGAATTGAATACACTTGTGACCGCTATACCGCTCCCCGTGGAAACCGGGGTTTTTTCAGGTTTGGCACCAGATGAGTATGCCGTGATTCTCCCTCTTTCGGATATTTTTGAAGTTCATGCGGATAACCGTCCAAGCTTTGATGTGCAGGAAGCGAGGATATCACTGTTCTCAAAAAATAACTACCTAGAGCGGAAAAGACAGCTCACAACGGCTTTAATAAATGCAGATTTTACTTTGACCGAACGAAGATATATCGGTCACGAGGATGATACTGGATATCATCATTACGCCATCGATGTGGCGAAAAACTATAGATTGGAGGAATAACACATGGCAACGATCGGTCTTGATAGACTGTACTATTCAAAAATAACCGAGGACGCTAATGGTGAGGAAACATATGCCCAACCTTCTGTGCTGGCAAAAGCCATCACTGCTGAACTTTCGGTAGAACTGGTGGAAGCAATTCTATATGCTGACGACGGTGCGGCTGAGGTTGTGAAAGATTTTAACAGTGGTACTCTCACTCTCGGTGTAGACGACATTGGTCCGACAGTCGCAGCGGATTTAACTGGTGCTTCTACAGATGACAACGGAGTATTAATCTCAGCCAGTGAAAACGTGGGTACACCCGTTGCAGTTGGGTTTCGTGCGCAAAGAGCTAATGGAACATACCGCTATTTTTGGTTGTATCGCGTTAAGTTTGGACTACCAGCAACCAACTTGCAGACAAAGGCTGATTCTATTACCTTTTCTACACCCACCATTGAAAATTGAATACACTTGTGACCGCTATACCGCTCCCCGTGGAAACCGGGGTTTTTTCAGGTTTGGCACCAGATGAGTATGCCGTGATTCTCCCTCTTTCGGATATTTTTGAAGTTCATGCTGATAACCGTCCAGGCTTTGATGTGCAGGAAGCGAGGATATCACTGTTCTCTAAAAATAACTATCTAAGGCGGAAAAGACAGCTCACAACTTCTTTAATAAATGCAGAGTTTACTGTGACAGAACGAAGATATATCGGTCACGAGGATGATACTGGATATCATCATTACGCCATCGATGTGGCTAAAAACTATAGATTGGAGGAATAACACATGGCAACGATCGGTCTTGATAGACTGTACTATTCAAAAATAACCGAGGACGCTAACGGTGAGGAAACTTATGCCCAACCTTCTGTACTTGCAAAAGCCATCACTGCTGAACTCTCGGTAGAACTGGTGGAAGCAATTCTGTATGCTGACGATGGTGCGGCTGAGGTTGTGAAAGACTTTAACAGTGGTACTCTCACTCTCGGTGTTGACGACATTGGTCCGACAGTTGCAGCGGATTTAACTGGTGCTTCTACAGATGACAACGGAGTATTAATCTCAGCCAGTGAAAATGTGGGTACACCAGTTGCAGTAGGGTTTCGTGCACAAAGAGCTAATGGAACATACCGCTATTTTTGGCTGTATCGCGTTAAGTTTGGACTACCAGCTACCAACTTACAGACAAAGGCTGATTCCATTACCTTTTCTACACCCACCATCGAAGGAACCGTTATGCGTAGGAATAAGCTAGATGGATTGGGCAAGCACCCATGGAAAGCGGAAGTTACAGAAGGTGATCCTGGTGTTTCATCGACCACCATAACAGGCTGGTTCACTGAAGTCTATGAACCTGTATATACACCTGAACCATAGGAGGGGAAATCATGGATAATGATAGAAGTGCCTTAATCAACATAGGTGACAAAGAGTATGAACTGGTTTTAACTACACGTGCAACAAAGGCCATTGCGGGTCGTTACGGTGGTCTTGAAAACCTTGGAGAAAAGCTGATGAAATCAGAAAACTTCGAGATGGCACTGGACGAGATTGTTTGGCTAATTACATTGCTTGCAAACCAGTCCATTTTGATTCGTAATCTTAAGAATAAGAACGCACCAGAAGAATTGCTTACAGAGGAAGAAGTGGAGCTTCTTACTTCACCGCTTGACTTAGCGGCATATAAAACTGCAATTACCGAGGCAATGTTCAAAGGTACAAAGAGAAATGTGGAAAGTGAGGAGGAAACTCCAAAAAACGTGGAAGTCGGGTAACGGACGCTGAGGTCTTTACCCGGCTTCTTTATTATGGAACAGTCCAGATGGGCATGGAGGCAGAGGAATTCTGGCTTCTGCCAATTGGACTGTTTTTTGATTTATGGGCTTGCCATAAGCAGTGGCATGGCATTGAAAAGCCAAAGAAAACTCAGACCATTGACGATATTATCCCACTAGGCATATAGGAGGAGGTGAAGGGATGGCGGATAATTTTGGATTAAAAATAGGTGTCGAGGGTGAGCGAGAATTTAAGAAGGCACTCTCCGAAATCAATCAATCATTTAAGGTACTAGGTAGTGAAATGGCCCTTGTAACCAGTCAATTTGATAAAAACGATAAATCCATTCAATCGATCACGGCTCGAAATGCCGTTTTAAATAAAGAAATTGACGCACAGAAAGAAAAGATTTCTACCCTTAAGGCTGCCCTTGATAATGCCTCCTCCTCTTTCGGTGAAAATGACCGTCGTACCCAAAACTGGCAGATACAATTAAACAGGGCTCAGGCAGAACTGAACCTTATGGAACGTGAACTTGAGGAGTCTACAATTGAAGCGGATAATCTCGGTGAAGAGTTAGAGAATTCCGGTAAAAGTGCAGAGGATGCTGGTGGCAGGTTTGAAAAGCTTGGCGGTGTACTCAAGGGAATTGGTGTGGCGATGGGTGCGGTTGCCGTTGCCGCTGGAGCCGCGGCTATTAAGTTAGGTAAAGAGGTAGTTACTCAGTTTGGAGAATTAGAACAAAACCTAGGTGGATCGGAGGCGGTTTTTGGAGCATATGCTGCATCGATTCAGAAAACTGGTGAGGAAGCCTATAAAAATCTAGGTGTTTCCCAAAGTGAGTACCTTGCAACTGCTAACAAAATGGGCGCGTTATTCCAAGGTTCTGGTATACAGCAACAGAGAAGTCTTGAGCTAACTGAAAAGGCCATGCAACGTGCGGCAGACATGGCATCTGTTATGGGTATTGATATGTCCTCGGCATTGGAGGCAGTCACTGGGGCGGCAAAGGGTAACTTTGATATGATGGATAACTTAGGTGTTGCGATGAACGCTACAAACATCGAAGCCTATGCTCTCGCAAAGGGTCTGGATTTCACTTGGAATACTGCAACACAAGCGGAAAAAGCCGAAGTAGCAATGCAAATGTTCTTTGAGAACACAGAGCAGTATGCAGGTAACTTTGCAAAAGAATCAACCGAGACAATCTCCGGTTCTATTGGGTTACTACAGGCCGCACTTGGTTCATTTACAGCTGGACTCGGTAATGCCAATGCTGATATGACGAATCTGACTGAGAATCTTGTTGATGCTTTCGAGGCGGTTGTCACTAATATTGTACCGGTTTTAGAAAATATCGTAGCCGCCTTGCCAACAGCGACAGGCGCAATATTAGCGGCGGTTGCAGACTTGCTACCAATGCTTCTTGAATTGGTTACAAATATATTCGCGCAAGTACTGGAAACAATTTTGAGCCTTTTACCCGAACTTATTCCAGCGACGGTAAGTGCTCTAATGACGATTGTCGGTGCATTAATTGATAACCTTCCACTGCTAATAAATGCAGCAATTGAATTAGTAACAGCACTTGTGGAGGGAATCGGCATAGCGTTACCACAACTCATCCCTGCGGCAGTTTCTGCAGTTATGCAGATTGTCCAAGGATTGATGGATAACCTACCACTCATTTTGGATGCCGCTTTGCAGTTGATTAAAGGGTTAGCACAGGGATTGGTAGAGGCAATACCTCAGCTTACTTCTGCCTTACCGGTCATCATCAAAGCAATAGTGGATTTTATCATTGCATCTATTCCACAGATTATTGATGCGGGTATTCAATTATTGACCTCACTGGTCACAGCTTTGCCTACCATTATTACAGCAGTTGTGGAAGCAATTCCGCAAATTATCGATAGTATCATCAGTGCTGTTATTGGGTCGATTCCATTGATTATTGATGCAGGTATCCGGCTTCTAATATCACTCATACAGGCATTGCCACAGATTATTACTACTGTTGTCGGTGCTATTCCCAAGATTGTTAACTCGCTGGTCAATGCCATTATTGGTAACATCGATAAGATTATCTTAGCGGGTGTACAACTGTTTGTGGCACTGATTGCAAATCTGCCAAGGATAATCGTGGAGATCGTAAAAGCCGTACCGCAGATTATCTCTGGACTGGTTAGGGCCTTTACTGGCTATATCGGTCAAATGGCACAAGTGGGCGGCAATTTGATTAAAGGGTTGTGGAAGGGTATATCAGACGCAGGTGCATGGTTATGGGGTAAAATATCCGGGTTTTTCGGAAATGTTGTATCGAGGATAAAAGACTTTTTCGGTATCCGCTCCCCTTCAACTCTATTTGCTGGAATTGGCCACAACATGGGTGAAGGTATCGGTGTAGGTTTTGAGGATGCAATGACAGCAGTTTCAAGGGATATGCAAAATGCAGTACCAACCAGCTTTGATTTTAATTACAGAGGTGTATCTGGACAAGGTAATGCCACGGGTTCAAGTATCACTCAAAATATTTCAGTTGTGACACCTAAAGCTCTATCAGAAAAAGAATTAGCACGGGAGTTTAAGAACCTATCCCGTAAACTGGCACTTGAATTGTAAAGGAGGTACGGAAATGGAGCTAACATACACCAATAGAGATGGAGAGAGTATTACGCTTAAGCAAAGCCGACCGTACTTTCTTACGAAGGTAGACGGTACTGGAAATATTCGTCAAACCGTCAACACTTTCAAGGCGCCGGATCAGGATGGCGCTTTTTATATTTCCTCCACACTAGATATGCGAAACATAACGATTGAAGGTACGGTTGTTGCTGATACTCCCGATGAAGCCTTTAAAAGGAGACAACGATTCCTTCAAATATTCAGCCCAAAGCTACTAGGGACCCTTCAATACCGTGACCGACAGATATCCTGTGTGGTGGAGGAGGCAGGCTTTAGTGTTTCTAATCGGCAACGAATACCAAACTTCTTTGTCAGTCTACTCTGCCCATCCCCTTTCTTCGAGACATTAAATGAGGTGCGAGAGGAACTGGCATCATGGATACCGCTATTTGAGTTTGAATTGGAAATTCCTATGAGCGGGATGGAGTTCGGAATGCGTCAACCTAGCCAAATCATTACAGTGGAAAATATCGGGGATGTATCTTGTGGATGTGAGATTGTATTCCGAGCCTTAGGTACTGTGTCGAACCCTGAACTATTAAACATAGACATGGGAGAATATATCCGACTTCTCACTACAATGAGCGCTGGGGATGAACTTCGCGTATACACCCACTTCGCTGGTAAGCGTGTGGTCCAGATTAATGGGTCAACGATTACAAATGCTTTTTCACTGTTGGATACCAATTCGGTGTTCTTTCAACTCGCGGCAGGTCTTAATACACTACGATACGATGCTTCAGTCAATATGGAACTGCTAGAGGTTAGTATTTACTTTCGTCCGCAGTTTCTGGGGGTGTAAAGATGGAACTGTATATCTACAATTCAAACCGAGAGCTTGTGGGCATTGTGGAGTCCTTCGAGTACTTACGCTGGACGAGACGCTATTCCCAGTGTGGCTCATTTGAGTTAAAAGCGATTGCAACTTTGGAAAATACAGAACTATTAAAGGAAGGGAATATCATCTGGAAAAATGATGATGAGGAAGTCGGGATCATCGAACATCTGGAACTTTCTCAAACCGAGCATGAAATTATTACTGCAAGTGGTCGGTTTGCAACTTCCTTCCTCTCCCGCCGCATTGTTTGGCAAACGGAGAAATTGTCTGGTGATATTTCTACTTGTGTAGAGCAACTTTTAAATAATAATCTTATCAATCCTTCTGATGTAGCAAGGAAGATTGCGAACATATCCTTTTCTGCTCCAAACTTTAATGTTCCTATCAGCACACAGGTATCGTATCGAAATTTGATGGATGCTGTGACGGAACTATGTGTTGCATCGGATGTTGGCATTAAGACTGTGTTCACTCCTACTACAGGGGTTTTTACCGTAGCGTTATATATGGGAACGGAATCACAAGCTGTATTTTCTAAGGAATATGAAAACCTTACAGAACAGATTTATACAATAAGTGCTGGAGATTATGCCAACACCGCCCTTGTTGGTGGTGAAGGAGAAGGTCCAGACAGAACTTTTGTTGCAATTACAAGTGGCTCTGGTGAGACAAGGCACGAAATTTTTGTGGATGCTAAGGACTTACGGGCAGAAGACTTTGGTTTAGATTACATTGATACATTAATCTTTCGAGGTCAAAGTAAGCTGAGTGAGCAAGCCATACGCTATTCATTTGATACATCGGTCAATCCACACGGTAATTTGTCATATAAGATAGACTTCGATCTTGGGCAGACCGTCAAAGTTATTTCCAAAGCATGGGGTGTATCCATGACGACACGTATCACCGAAGTTGAAGAAACTTATGACGCAGATGGCCGGAGTATCAGTGTAGTATTCGGAAAAGCTGAATTGACAATAGCCCAAAAATTACACTCCGACTTGAGCGAGGTGAAAACAGCAATATCGGCTCCAACTGGCATATCTGAAATTGCACAGGCTTTAGGAGCAGTGGAGGATACGCTAGTAGCAGTTGAGGAAACCTTAGGCGACTTGACGGAGGTAGATTCAAAGATTCAAGGAGACAACGTAGCATCTACTATCAACAATCTGTATGGAAAACTACCTGCGCTCGAAATCAATGTTGGCGGAGGAACTATATCGATTGGACAATATGCGTTGTATTATATGAAACCTGGAGATGCCTTTTATTTCACCTCATGGAGTGGCAATAAGTTTAGTGACCAGCCAAGTGACGACGGCCATGTCTTTTTGATAAAACATAGCGGGGACAATACGGGAAATGGATATCAGCGGGCAATGGGTTTCTTTATTTCTCGCAATACGCTGACTTTCTATGTGATTTCTGTTTTCGTATTTAATAACCCTTCTGGACAAGCAAACTGGCTTAATATCAATAATGAACCTGTAACTACTGCAAGAATTGCCAATGGAGCAGTTACAGGTTTAAAAATTGCAGACCGTACAATTACAGCTACTAAAATGGTTTCTTCTTTTAGCGACTATTCAACTACAGAACAAAACACTGGGCGACTATGGATAGATGGTAAGACAATTTATCGCAAGCAAGTGAATCTTGGGACACTTACAAATACGACACCGAAAAGCGTAGCTCACGGCATATCAAACCTCAGCACTATTGTCAGTTTAACAGGCTTTGCGACAAATGGGACCGTATTCTTGCCACTGCCCCTTGCCCGGTACAACAACTTCGCATCGCAAATCGGACTCTTCGCAAATAAGACCGACATTGTAGTCGAACCAGGCAATGATAGAACTGCGTATACAGGCTATGTAGTAATAGAGTATACAAAAACGGAATAGAAGGAGGAGTGATTGATGGAAAAAAGCGGATTTTTCAATTCATCCGATGGTGATAGAGTCTATGATGCAACGGACTTCGCTGCATACTTTGGAAGCCTTGTCTCGAATGGTGTGTTTTATGCGACACCAACAAACTTACTGGTATCTCCTGGGATTGGATTAGCAGTAACCATAGCACCGGGCAGTGCATGGATTAATGGTTATAGATATGAAAATACGGATGTTTTAAATAAACCCCTTGCTACAGCAGATGGGAGCAATCCTCGCATAGACAGGGTTGTGGTTCGTTTAAGTCAAATCACGAGAAGCATTCAGCTCGCCATTGTTACTGGTACTCCAACGGCATCGCCCATAGCTCCGGAGTTGACAAGAACAAGCGATGTCTATGAACTAGGTATTGCTGATGTTCTAGTACCTTCAGCTGCTACATCGATTTCAGCAAATAACATTATTGATACTCGGTTGAATACTAGTCTTTGCGGGTTGGTAAACTCGCTAGTTTCTGCGGTTTATGAATAGGAGGTGAATATAAGTGGCGGATATTAACGGTATAACTTTGCAGGCGGGTTCTAGCCCGACCGTTCATTACACGATTACTTATACTAAAAGCCGACCTAATAATAGTCAGATGACATACAACTTCACCATATCCGCTGCGTTAGGTTCATCAGGTTCCTTTATTCGTAGTGGTTATGCATTGCTTTGCACTATGACTGTAAATGGATCTTCTTCACAAGTGCGTATTAAAGCGGCAGACGGAGATAACTGGGAAGGGACCACACCAAGGATTAGATATGTTTCGGTGACCTGTGCTTCTACTACAGGTAATGCAACCCAGCCAGTCACATTCAAAGTGGTATCTGATGGACGATTACCATTATCCTCTGGTGTGATTACCAATTCAAGCTATACGGTACTAAGTGCTCCATTGCTTACTACGGCTTGTGGAGCCCCGACATCTTGTACGGTTTCCCCGACACTTGCGGAAGGGGATGTGACTCTTTCTTGGAGTGGTGCTTCTGGGGGCATCAATAATACGATTTCTAGTTATGAGATTCAATATAGTGATTCTGCCGATAACATCACATGGGGAGCATGGACTGCTCTGACAACTGTGACCACCACAGCATCAAGTGGCAGTGTATCAGTAGCACCGCCCTCAACGCGAGGTAATTACCGAAGATTTCGTGTACGAACCCGTGGTACAGCAGGAGCTAGTTATTACTCTAGCTGGAAAGTATCCACAAACAGCGTCCGCAGGAATACGGTACCAAAGCCAGCAACGACTGCTGTTGCCTCCCCTGCGGCATATAGTAATGAGACTATCACACTTACTTGGAGCGGAGCGTCTAGCGGTACCAGTCCAATTAAGGGGTATCAAATTGCCAGTCGCACATCCACGGATAACAGCACATGGAGTGCGTGGAATGTGTTGACCATGTTGACATTGGCAGCAAGCGGTGGTAGCTATAATCCAATTGTATCGAGGACCCCAGGAACATATACACAATTTGGTATTTGGACAATTGACACATTTGATGTTTACTCAATAGAGAAAATCAGTAATAGCATTTATTGCAACATCACTGCCTGTGCAGCACCGACTGCCTGCACGGTAAGTGCAACATTATCTGAAGGAAACGTTACTCTTTCTTGGAGTGGAGCAGCTGGTGGCGCAGGTAATCCCATCACTTCCTACGAAATACAATATAGTGATTCGCCAGATAATAGCAATTGGGGTGCTTGGTTGGCATTGGCGATAGTCAATACTTCTGCAACAAGCAGTATTTTAAATGTCAGTCCACCTGCTACACGTGGTCATTATCGTCGGTTCCGAATAAGAACCCGTGGTACAGCTGGAGAGGATTTTTACTCAGGCTGGACTATTACCAGTAATACTGTTCGTAAAAACATACTACCAATACCGCCGACTTCTTTTACCGCAAACCCTCCTATCTATGAAGTAAATACAATAAACCTTTCGTGGAGTGGAACGGTACCTGGAACCAGCTCCATCAAGCAATATGTTATTCAACAGGCCACTTCGATAGATGGACTAAATTGGTCTGCTTATGAAGCACTGACGACAGTTATTTCCAATGCGACTTCAGGCACTCTTCAGGTAAATGCCTCACAGGTTGCCGGTAGATATACTCGTTATCGAATCAGCGTCACAGATGCACTTGATGCAGTGTCTGCCTATGTTGTTAGTAACGCGGTAAAGAAAAACAGCCCGCCTGTAGCACCGATAGTGGACTGTCCAATGTCTGGCAATTTTACTTATAATGCTACACCACGTTTTATGATTACAACAGGAATTGAACCAGATGGACAAACACAAATAGTGGAGGTAAGGATTGACTCTGGTCCATGGCAAAATAGCGTGGACAATCCTGAGCGGTTTTCTGTAAGCGGCTATCTTGGTAATGGTGTCAAGACGGTTTACCAAGCAGAACCTCTTTCTGTAGGAAATCATACGGTTACTTTTCGTTGCCTTGACAGTGATATCGAGTCAGCAAGCACAGAAGTTGTTCGTACCTTCACGATTTTAGCATTACCTTTTGAAATCATCACCGCTAATGTGACACATGTAAAGGCAGCGCATATTAAGACGCTTCGAACTGCTATAAACAGGGTACGTAGCTATTACAATATGTCCCCTGCAACTTGGAAAGAGGAGATCATCGCAAGAAAGACCACTGTTAAGAATTGGCCATTCCATATCGTTGAAATGCGTAAAGCTATTGATGCGATTATTATGATAATTAATAGTTTTGATTCTTCCCATGCGTTCGATATACCATCTGTCACATGGCTACCTATTGGTACAGGAAGGCCTAGGGCAGATGTGATGCAACAAATTCATGACCTAATAAAAATAATGTAAAAATAAAATTCAGCGCTCTTGTCATTTGCAGGGGCGCTTTTCTATATGGAAATACACGAAACGGAGGTGTCTTTAATGAAAGAAATTTGGAATTGGATACAGCTGGCTATTGCCGCAGTCGGTGGATTTCTTGGGTGGTTTCTCGGCGGTTATGACGGATTTCTCTATGCACTGGTAGCCTTTGTGATCATTGACTACCTGACAGGTGTCTTTTGTGCAATTGCAAACAAAAAACTGTGTAGCGAAATCGGTGCTAAGGGGATTTTCAAAAAGGTACTCATCTTTATAATGGTAGGCATCGCTCATATTATCGATACACAAATTTTGGTTAGTATTGGAGAAAATAGTGGCATTTTACGAACAGCAGTAATCTTTTTCTACCTAAGTAATGAAGGAGTATCCATTTTAGAGAACGCTGGACATATTGGACTGCCTATTCCAGAAAACCTAAAATCGGTTTTACAGCAACTACATGGACGTGATGGGGAACCGCCTAAGCCTGGTGGTGGAAGATGATTGACTTAATATTTGATTAGAGGTGATTTTAATGAAGTTACGCAAACTATTACTTACGAACAATGCCTGCTATAAAGCGGGTAAAATCATAACGCCAAAGGGTATTATGGTTCACTCAACTGGAGCTAACAACCCGTGGCTCAAACGATATGTTGGCCCTGACGATGGCTTGCTAGGAAAGAACCAATATAACAACCATTGGAATCAAGACAAACCTGGAGGCCGTCAAGTATGTGTCCATGCCTTTATTGGTAAATTAGCAGATGGTTCCATTGCAACCTATCAAACATTGCCTTGGAATCACCGAGGTTGGCATGCTGGAGGAACTGCAAACAATTCTCATATTGGATTTGAAATTTGCGAGGACGGTTTGACCGATGCCTCGTATTTTTCTGCTGTTTACAAGGAAGCCTTGGAGCTTTGTGTATATCTTTGCAAACTCTATGGGTTAAGTGAAAAAGATATCATTTGTCACAGCGAAGGTTATAAACGAGGCATTGCCAGTAACCATGGCGATGTGATGCACTGGTTCCCTAAACATGGGAAGAGCATGGACACCTTTCGAGCGGATGTGAAGAAACTATTAAGTGCTGAAAATAAACCAGTAGACTCTGTGAAAAAGAAATATTACCGTGTGCAGATCGGTGCTTATTCTGACAGTGCAAATGCTGAGGCACAGCTTGCTAAAGCTAAAAAGGCAGGCTTTACGGATGCATTTATTAAGTATGATTAACAAATGGGGCGAGTTAAAAATCATCGAGATTCCTAAATAAAATATTAAACCGTTAGATTATCTAGCCTGTAGGGGTTCTTCCCTTGCAGGCTCTTTTTTATGCTCTGATTCAAATTAAATTTTACAAATCCTCAACTTCGACCTGTTCCCACGGCTATTAGGTAGGAGGTGATTCTTAGTGAATCAGCACGAGGATAAAAAAGTTACTAAGATCTCGGATGAGGTTGTAGACAAAAGCACCACCGTACTTAAGAGAGTATCACAGGAACAGTTACAACGTGAGTTTGATTATATCCAAGCAGAAAAATTGCTGAGAAAGATGCTCGAAAAAGGCTTAATAACTGAAGCGGAATTCAACAAAATAGACGCATTAAACCGCCAAACATTCTACCCCTTTTTAGCTGAGATAATGCCCTGAAGCCGTTGATATATAAGGGTTTCAGAGGTAATATGTGACCTACCAAGAAGGAGGTGAGAGGATGAAAAAGATAACGAAAATAGAAGGGAATCTAGCCAACTCTTTTATTAAGCCAAAAACACGAGTGGTTGCCTACTGCCGAGTTTCAACAGATAGTAATGAACAGCTAGTCAGCTTGCAAGCGCAAAAGGCTCATTATGAGACTTATATAAAGGCGAATCCAGAATGGGAATATGCAGGCTTATATTATGACGAGGGAATCAGTGGCACGAAAAAGGAAAACCGCTCTGACCTGCTTAGAATGTTATCAGACTGTGAAACTGGAAGGATTGACTTAATTATTACAAAGTCCATCAGCCGATTTGCGAGAAATACTGCAGACTGCTTGGAGATGGTTCGAAAACTGATAGGCCTTGGGGTTCATATCTATTTTGAGAAGGAAAATATCAATACGGGTTCAATGGAAAGCGAGTTGATGCTCTCCATTTTAAGTGGGCTTGCAGAAAGTGAGTCAATTTCCATTTCAGAAAATACGAAGTGGGCCATTCAAAGACGATTTCAAAACGGAATCTTTAAAATTTCCTACCCGCCATATGGTTATCAAAATAATGACGGTCAAATGATAGTAAACCCCAAGCAGGCTGAAGTTGTGAAGTATATTTTTGCAGAGGTATTATCGGGCAAAGGCACACAGAAAGTTGCAAATGATCTTAATCAAAAGGGTATCCCATCAAAAAGAGGTGGTCGTTGGACAGCTACTACGATTAGAGGGATTCTGACTAATGAAAAATATACTGGTGATGTTATTTTGCAAAAGACTTATACGGACAGCCATTTTAATAGGCACACCAATTATGGTGAGAAAGATATGTATCTAGTAGAAAACCATCATGAGGCAATTATCAGCCATGAAGATTTTAAAGCTGTAGATGCCGTTCTCAATCAGAGAGCAAAGGAAAAAAGCATCGAAAAGCGCAACAGCAAATATCTAAACCGATATGCTTTCTCTAGCAAAATTATCTGCTCGGAATGTGGCAGTACCTTTAAAAGAAGGATTCATTCATCTGGAAGGAAATACATCGCTTGGTGCTGCAGTAAGCATATAAGCCAGATAACGGAATGTTCCATGCAGTTCATACGGGATGACGATATAAAGACTGCATTTGTTACGATGATGAATAAACTCATTTACGGTCAGAAGTTCATATTAAGACCACTTTTGAATGGGTTACGTAACCAGAATAATGTAGCGAGTTTTCGTAGAATTGAAGAGTTGGAAACTAAGATTGAAAACAACATGGAGCAGAGTCAGATGCTGACGGGTTTAATGGCCAAAGGATATCTGGAACCTGCTCTGTTTAATAAAGAAAAGAATTCACTGGAAGCAGAAAGAGAAAGGCTTCTTGTCGAAAAGGATCAACTTACTCGTTCCGTCAATGGGAATTTTACAAAAGTTGAAGAGGTTGACCGTCTGCTTAAGTTTGCAACTAAGTCCCAAATGCTTACAGCCTATGAGGATGAGCTGTTTGAAAATTACGTAGAAAAGATTATGGTCTTTTCACGAGAGGAAGTGGGATTTGAATTAAAATGTGGAATCGAATTGAAGGAAAGGTTGGTGAATTAGATGGGTCACACACCCTATGGATATAGAATTGAAGATGGAAAGGCTGTTGTAGATGAAATAGCAGCAGAACAAGTAAAAGAATTATTTTCAGGATACTTGGCAGGACTTTCTTTGAAGGGTGCTACTAAAAAAGCTGGGATAGACTGCTACCATGCCACAGCAAGTAAGATGTTGCAGAACAAGCATTACTTGGGCGATGAATTCTACCCTCCAATTATTGATGAAGAGACCTTTGAAAAAGCCAGAGTAGAAAAACGAAAACGAGCAGAAAAGCTCGGAAGGATATGGGAGCCTAAAGATGAACCGGTAAGGGATTACCCTGTAAAGTTCAAAGTAAAACCTCTGGTGCAAAAATATGAAGATCCATACAAGCAGGCGGAATATGCTTACAGTCTGATAGAAAGTGAGGTGTAACAAGTGGCGGTAAGTAGGAATGTAACAGTGATTCCGGCAATTAAACGGGTTGGAAATAATAAAAATAGTGAAAGCAAACCCAAAATACGAGTGGCTGCTTACTGTCGTGTTTCAACGGATAGTGAAGAGCAGGCTTCAAGTTATGAAATTCAGATCGAGCATTATACAAAATATATTAAGAAGAACAAGGAATGGGAACTGGCAGGTATTTTTGCAGATGACGGCATCACAGGTACAAATACCAAGAAGCGTGAAGAGTTCAACCGCATGATTGAAGAATGTATGGCAGGAAAAATTGACATGATTATCACAAAATCCATCAGTCGATTTGCCAGAAATACGTTAGACTGCCTTAAATACATCCGTCAGTTAAAGGATAAAAACATTGCTGTGTTCTTCGAGAAAGAGAATATCAACACCATGGATTCAAAGGGTGAAGTGTTGTTAACCATCATGGCATCCCTTGCCCAACAGGAAAGCCAATCCTTAAGCCAGAACGTTAAGCTGGGAATTCAGTATCGATATCAGCAAGGTGAAGTTCAGGTCAACCACAAGCGTTTCCTTGGATACACCAAGGATGAAAACAAGCAACTAGTGATTGACCCAGAGGGTGCTGAGGTTGTTAAACGGATTTATAGGGAGTACCTAGAGGGAGCCAGCCTTTTACAGATAGCAAGAGGACTAGAAGCAGACGGTATTCTAACAGCGGCAGGTAAATCAAAATGGAGGCCAGAAACGCTGAAAAAAATACTACAAAATGAAAAGTACATCGGTGATGCCCTTCTACAAAAAACATATACGGTTGATTTCCTTTCTAAAAAGCGAGTCAAGAATAACGGCATCGTTCCCCAGTATTATGTAGAAAATAGCCACGATCCTATCATTCCGCGTGAGCTTTTTATGCAGGTTCAAGAAGAGATGGTTCGAAGAGCAAATCTTCGCGGCGGCAAGGGCGGTAAAAAGCGAGTTTACAGCAGTAAGTATGCTTTATCGAGTATCGTTTACTGCGGACAGTGCGGTGATATTTACAGACGGGTACATTGGAATAACCGAGGATACAAGTCAATTGTTTGGCGATGCGTCAGCCGTTTGGAGGAGAAGGGATCTGAATGCACTGCCCCTACCATAAATGAGGAAACATTGCAGACTGCAGTGGTCAAGGCTATTAACGAACTTTTGGCTAACAAAGAACCCTTCCTCTCAACCTTGCAGAAAAACATAGCTACTATATTTAATGAAGAAAATGATAATGCCACTGATGACCTTGACAGCAAATTGGAAGAATTGCAACAACAGCTTCTTATCCAAGCAAAGTCCAAGAATGACTATGAAGATGTTGCTGATGAAATTTACCGCCTTCGAGAATTAAAGCAAAATGCACTAGTTGAAAATGCAGAGCGAGAAGGAAAAAGGCAACGAATCGCTGAAATGACTGATTTCTTGAATGAGCAATCCTGCGAGCTGGAGGAATATGATGAGCAGTTAGTAAGACGGCTTATTGAGAAAGTAACAATTTACAACAGCGATTTAACTATTGAATTTAAATCAGGAATTGAGAGACAAATAGAAATGTGAAATATAAATCTACCCAAGCCCATGTTAATGCATACATGGGCTTATTTGAGTATCAAATTGACTGAAAACTTTTGTAGATATAAAATGAAGCAAAGGATAAAGAGAGGGAAAATCATGCTATCAATCTCGAGAAAAGATTTATATGAAAAGCTATGGACTATTGGTACCACTAAAACAGCTAAAGAGTTAAATGTACCCTATAATAAATTGAAAAATACATGTACTAGCAATGATATTCCATTACCTACAGCATCTTATTGGAGCAGTTTACATATGGGGAATGAGAAGCCAGTCCAACCACCACTACCAAATCCAAATGATAACCGAATAGTTGTCATTGAAACAGCTAAAAAACAAATTGCAAAGGTACCTAAAAAAATAACAGTTGCAGTAAATAAAGAAAAGTCCAGTAGCCCTCCTACAGAAAAGAGCGTCGCTTCACCTACAAAGAAGATAGAAAAGGAAAAACCGTCCTATTTTCCTGACCTAGAATCTGACCAAGAAAAATTAACTAAAATATACAACGCATTAAAGGTTAATAAGACTTTATCCAATAAACCCCATAAAGAAATAGTGGGATACCGTAGAAAAACGCAATCATATAGAGAGGATAAATTAAGAATTAATTCTGCTTCGGGTGAGATCATTCCAGAAGTTTTACCTTTCATTGATAGCTTATTTAAAGCGCTTGAAATGGCTGGAGCAAAAATCGTTAGTAAATATGATGAAACACAAGTATTGTATAAAAAGTATACATTCAGTTTGAAATTTAGACTTCCTTGTAAAAAAGTCACATTATCCCCAGAGGATAAAGACTATTCACGTTACAACACATTTAAATATGAAACAATAGGGAAAATAAATGTTGAAGTAGGTTATAAGTTGTATTGGCGTAAATGGGGCAAGCATGAAAAATTAATAAAACAAACGCAAACTATGACAACTGAAGATTTATTAAGAAAGGTGTTCTTATACATATTTTCGCTTCCGCCAATTATGGATGAAGAAGAAAAGGCGCATATCCTAGAGGAAGAAAAAAGATTGATAGAAGAACGGGAGAGGGAATTACTTAGAGAACGGAGAGAAAAAGAGCGTAAAAAAACTGAGGATTTGTTGATTAACTCGATAAACTATTTTTACTCGAAACTAATAAAGGAATACATTTCTGCCGAGCTGGATGAAACAACAGATGAATATGAATGGGCTATGGATAAGGCTAATTGGATTCAGGATTCTAGTAAACATCTGGATGATTTGTTAACAGAAAAAGACAAAGAAGAATTATTCAACATAAAAACGACGAGTAAATATTTTTTATGAAAAAAGATTAATAGTAACAGTTCAAAGATTTTTGAATGGCAGTGAAGAAATGTGACTTCTATAAATGTGGCAGAGGTGAATGATTTGCTTGATTTAAGGGAATTGGTAGAGGACTTTTTCCTGTACGTACAGGTTAATGCAGTTGAAATTTATAATGAATTTAGCCTTCAGCATGAGCTAGGGATATTCCTGCGTGAAAGAATTTCAGGGTATCGGATTCAATTTGAAAGGAATGTGTCATACTTCACAACAGACACCAAAACCATTAAAAAGGAAATTGATATTACTATATTTAATGAAGAAAAATCTGAAAGGTATGCTATTGAACTAAAGTGTCCATTAAATGGCCAGTATCCAGAGCAGATGTATTCATTCGTGAAGGATATTAAATTCATGGAAGAACTTAGAAGTAGAGGATTTACTAAAACGGTTGCTGTTGCCTTTGTTTCAGACAGGCCTTTCTACGAAGGGCGCAATAACGAAGGCATTTATAAATTTTTTAGAGAAGAGTATTCTGTTTACGGAAGTATTTTTAAACCTACCGGTGTAGGGAAAAACAAAGATTATATTACCTTATCAGGCAGATATGATTTTAGCTGGCAAGACTTAAGCGAGGGTCGAAAATATTACATAATCGAGATTTGAAGTGGTTAGGGGGAGATTTAAGGATGGCTCTACTTCAAGATGAATTAAAAATAAAAAAGATTCGTGAATTACTTAAAATGAAGTTAGCTTTACCATCATATCAACGTCCATATAGTTGGGGTGTGAAATCTACAAATACGCTTTTTCTTGATACTTTTAACGCTTATCAAGAAGGTGTACAAGAATATAGGATTGGCTCTGTAATTTTACATAAGGACAATGGAAGATACAACGTTGTGGATGGCCAACAGCGACTTACAACCCTTTCGATTCTTCTATACTGTTTAGGTTATGAGGATCAGGGGCTGTTACGGGAAAAGTATAATCAGCTGTCTAATGATGCAATAGTGACTAATTTTAGTATTTTATCTAAGCGAATAAATGAACTTTCGGAAGATGTGCAAAGCAAATATAAAGAATATCTACTCGAACATTGTAGTGCAGTTCAAATTGTCACAGATAGCGAGCAAGAAGCTTTTCAGTTCTTTGATTCACAAAATTCCCGTGGCAAAGAGTTAAAACCTCATGATTTGTTGAAATCATACCATTTGCGAGAAATGAATAGTGAAGATGAGAATCAAAAAGTTAAAATTATAAATAGCTGGGAAAACATAAACCAAGATAATTTAGAAGATTTATTTAAAATCTATTTGTACCCGCTTACTCAATGGTATAAGGGGAAAGAAGGATTAGGTTATTCTTCAAGTAAAATAGATTCATTCAAAGGAATTAAGGGAGCAAATATCTATAATTATGCAATTTATCATAAAGCAAGTAATCTATATGTGGAACAATTTAATACCAATGGTAGTAATGAATTGCTTTCCTCAAAATTATTAAATCAATTTCAATTGACACAGCCCTTGATAGCTGGTAAACGATTCTTTAATTACACTCTTCATTACGGAAAATTATTAGAAAAAATACAAAAACTAATTAGTCACTTTCATGACCATGATCAAATTCCAAGCAAGCGTTCTGGTGATATTTACATTAAGCAGTTGTATGAATGCTCGTTATTATTCTTTGCAGATAGGTTTGGTTTTGAGAGCTTAACCCAATCTGTGATGCAACAACTTTATTCATGGAGTTATTCATTACGGTTGGCAATGACTGCGGTGTATCCGCAGACTATCAATAAATATGCAAAGGGTCTGCATGAACGAGCAAACTTTGGAATTGATATGTTTTCCGCAATTAGCGAAATGGAGGATCCAGAAGGATTGAAGTTGCTTGCACTTAAACAGCCAGATATTGATGACAATAATCAAGAAAAATATAAAGCAGTGTATGAATTGCTTTGTGAATGGAATGGGTGGTAGGAGATGACTAGTGATTTAAAAATAATACCGGTATCTCATGTTTTTGAAAACATCAATTATCTTGTGCCGATTTATCAACGTAATTATGCTTGGACTGAAACGCAAATAGAACAATTGATTGAGGATATTGAAAGTTCTATTGATGATTCTAATAAAAACTACTTCTTAGGGAATTTGATTGTCAATCAAACAGATAACAATGTTTACGAAGTGATTGATGGGCAGCAGCGATTAACAACTTTATATCTTCTTGAGAAGTATTTGGGGCTTGCATTTGCGAAGGAAGCATTGCGATTTGAAGCACGTGAAAAATCAAATCGTACCCTTTCTTATATCAGCGACAGCAGTAATCCAGATTTGATTGAAGAATTATCATCACCAGAAATCTTGTATGGTTTTCAAATCATTGATAACTATTTCAAGAATAAAAATATCAATAAAAGTAGCTTTGTTCAAAAGTTGAATCAAGTTTTTCTTATCCGGGTCCAAGTCCCGCAGAACATTGATTTAAACCATTACTTTGAAATAATGAATACCCGTGGAGAGCAATTGGAACTTCATGAAATCGCTAAATCTAAGTTGTTGGAAGTACTTGAAAATGATCATGACAAAAATATAGCAGCACTGATTTGGGAAAAATGTTCTGATATGAATTCGTATGTTCAGATGAATTTTGATGTGAATGTGCGAAGAAATATCTTTACTCAGAACTGGAGCAGTCTATGTCAATCTATTAAGGATTTTGATTCGATAAAAAGAAAAATTTCGATAGTGGATAAATCAGTGGATAAAAAATCTTTGATTGATATCTTAAGAGATAATAAAATGCTTAATATAACAATCACACAATCGGAAGATGAGAATGAACGGTTTGAATCAACTATTTCATTTCCAAACTTCTTACTACAAGTCAATGCTGTCATGAGAAAACTTGGAGAAGAAGATGCAAGCCTTGATGACAAACACTTCCTTAATAATCTATCATGGGCATGGTCAACACCTGAAAAAGCCAAAGATTTCTTGTTTCACCTATTGAAGTGTCGGGTGCTATTTGACAAGTATGTATTAAAACGCGAGTTTGCTAGGGATTACAAAGAAACGGGTAAATGGTCCCTGCAACGTTTAGAAAAATATCGTGATAAAAAGAAAAATAGTGATAAACCTAAATACGTTGGTACACTCGGTGATGAAGGTAATGATAATAAGAAACTAAGAACGCTTCAATCTTGTTTACGTATTACTTATACATCACCTAAAACAATGCACTGGATTACGGTTGTTTTATCTAACTTGTTAGAAGATGAAGGAACTAACATTATTGCCTTGTTAGAGAACTATTGTAGGAAGAAGATTGTTGAATCCGATTACCAAAACAGAAGTGGTTTTAAAATTGAACGAATTGTATTTTCTTATCTTGATTATTTAATTTATAGGGATGGCTATTCATATGATGGAAAAGAAATCATATCACCAATGCAAGAAGATTGGCAATTCCAGTTTAGAAGTTCCATCGAGCATTTCCATCCACAACATCCGGTCGAAGGAGAATATTGGGAAGAAGACGAGCTGAACGGATTCGGTAACCTAGCATTAATAACGGTTTCTGGGAACTCTAAGTTTTCAAATTTGCCACCAGCTGGAAAAATCAATTCATATCCGAGTATTATCAATCAAAGTTTGAAATTAAAAGTCATGGAAAAAATGACAAGACTAGGTGATGGGAAGTGGACAGAAGAAAAGTCAAGTATTCATAAAGATGAAATGTTTGATATTTTGAAAAATAAAGGGTAGGACAAAATAAATGGATATGATTGCATGAACCTCTAAAACGAGAGGCTTTCTGAAACACAGGAAATTATTGGGATTCTCAAGTTTAGTACATGAGGTTAATAAAAAACATACTTGAGACAAGGGGAAAATGTTTATGGCAAAGTATATGGTTACTGAAAATGAGGTTAAGGAAGCACTAGATATTGACAGCTTCAGAAATATGTCTAAAGACAAAATCATGGAGTTCGTTTCTGCAATTCCGAATATGGATAAAGATGTTGCAATTAAAATTATTGAACAGTTTCCCGCTTACACTGAATCAGCAAATAATATGCTTGCACAGTTAAATGCCATGTGCAATAACGCAATGAAGGAAAATGGTGAAAGTCAGAAGGAAGCAATTGAGGCCTATAAAAAAATTCTCGATGACCTTGGTGAACTCTTAAAAAAGGATACAATTACTGCTGAAGAAAGAATGCAAATAACAGAACAGATGATAACTGTTGCAGATCGAATTTCAGCAAAGGATACTGAAAACAAAGAATTTCTCAACGGAATAATTAAGTACGGCGTTCCTATCATAGGAGGCGCGCTTGTATTGGGGGCTACAATCTTAGGTGTGAATGTAAAGGGTACTAAGATTCCGACTTTGAAAAAATAGCTACAGATACGCTTCCTAGAACTATAAAATCATTGATATGTTCCCGCCTACCGATAGCCCTAAAAACACAGTGGATATGTTTCCGAGAACAGACATACTCAAATGACATCAATTCTGTCCTCTCGAGCCATATTGAGAGTGTGGTTTGGTTGGAGAGAAGGTTGTCTAACTAAAATAAACATCTCCTAGTCAAAATTATCATTACTGATTAAGATCCGGTTTTCGTGAAAATAAACTTTTCCGATTTCCGGGTCTTTTTCGTGTTCATCCCTTGTCCTGTCTCGGTCTTTCCGTGTTTCCTTCATGCAATACTCGGAGAACTTTATTTTAAAACGGGAAAAAAGGTGAAAAAGCAGGTGGAAAAACAGGAGAAATACGGTCATTTTTGAATCAAAAAAGGGCCAAAATGGGGGTTCTGTCGGTAATCTTTATTTTAACTCCAACGGTGGAATGCGGGTTTGAGGTGGGTGATTTCGGAGGGGTTTATTATGGTTGTACATAGTAGAGAAAAGAAACTAAGTTGAGTTTGTAATATTTAATCAACATTTTAGAAATATGAAGTAAGAGTAAAGTAATAAATAATTGATTGTATGTATGTAAATATATTAGAGTTATTACTTAATATCCCTCCGAACCTTACCAATAGCCGATTCAGGCGGTGTTTAATCTCCTTCCAGTTATCTACCTAATCCTATCTATCTAACGTTTTTTCAGGTTTAATCAGTGTTCAGTGTGTTTCTCAATCGTTTCATCCAGTCCTTTCCATACTTCTTGGTATGGGGAGGAGTTAGATGAAATTGTATATGCTTTAAAATGAAAATGAAGGCTTTGGCTGAACTTGAAGAAGTTGGGAAGGCGGAGGTGTAGTATAATAAAAGAAAATGCTATTTTTGGAGGTTTTTATGAAAATAGATTTCAATATTAAAGAAATACTTACTTTGCCAACCACTATAATGGCTGCACTATCATTAGCGAGTGGTATACTTCTTTTTTCACCAACATCTTTGTTAGATCAAATGTTCATGCTGAATTTTAGAGATAAATATGGATTTATTATAGGCATAGTTTTCATTGTTTCCATATGTATTTTAATTGTTAACTTGGTATACCAGACAGCTAAGTCCGTTTATAATGCAAAAGCAAAAAAGTATTTTTATGCAACTGCTGAAAAAAGGTTACAAAAACTTAATAACTATCAAAAGTCAATAATTTTCGCTCTATATCAGGAAGATAATCGTACCTTACCATTACCGTTACATGATGGTGCCGTACTAGAGCTTGAACAAAATTACATGATTGGGAAGGCAACCTCACAGTACATGGTTAGTGATTTAAACAATGCACTATTTCCATATTTATTACAACCATGGGTATCAGATGAACTAAGTAACAAGTCCAATTTATTATCAGAATTTGCAACTGCTTTTGAAATTCAGTATAAAAAGGAGTTTAATGAGAGAACAGAAAATCACTATTATTGAAAATCTTGCTATACGAAGTTAGTTTCTGGCCCGCAGATTTTCAGGTAGTTGAGAAGACCTGAAACTGGCTAATCAGCAGTTTACCAAGAAGATATTTTAGGGGGGAGAAAATTTGGCAACTAAAATGATCGATTTTGGCTATGCAGCAATGCCGAGGGGATTTAGTAAACACTTGAGCAATTGTTTTGATATAGTAACCATTGATATCTATGCTACTCCAGATTTTACTGAGAGACATATTCCTATGTTTTTAAGTGAAGATGATTATGTTCTGGTAACTGCAAAAAGAAAAGAATATGTAGACTACCATGAATTAGGAAGATTTGTATTGTTAGATGCAATATTTAGTGAAGGTGACTATTTTCATAGTTTTTTTGTGGCGGAGAATATTTTTGATGACAAGAGTGGGTACTCCGTTAAGCTAATTGCATTACTCTACGAAGAGAGAGGAAATATTCATATTTGGAATCCTTCCTTTGAAGAACTCTTTCTACCTCTTATTCAAGACGATTTAGCAAAGGGTTTAGATTCACATTGGAAGAGCCTACAGGAAATTCAACAAAATTGTTCTGAAGACTTGGATGTATATCAGATTACTCTAGCAAATCAGGTTGATTACGAAATAGAAGTTGACTGGGATGAGGGTGAAGTTTTTACAACTGTTGTTTATTACGCTTTGCTAAAGCATATCTTCTTAGTAGAGGATGAGAAATATCCAGAAATTCATGGATCTAAAAGAACTATTCAAGCATATAAAGAATTATATGATGACCATTTGAATGGGAATGTCGATATGGACCGATGGAGAAGGAAATACAGACTCAAAGATCCTAGGAAATAATAGTACCTTTCTTTAAGGGACTCGTTTTATCCTCTTTTCTATCTTCTTTCTTTGTCAATTAACATTCAATAGAGATATTTAAGCCAAATTCAATATTTTTCGGACTGGATCTAGCAGTGATTCAGTCTCTTTATTTGTGCTCAATATTCCTTCAATTATTTACCAATAGCATGTTCAAGCTGTTTTTAATTTCCTTTCAAGTCATCATCCTTACTCTATCCATCCAACAGATTTTCAATCTCTATTCAGTGTGTTTCCCAACTGTACAACTATCTCAAATTCGATAGCTCTTTCTTTTCCTTTTTCATCTACTATGGGGAAGGGCTTATTAACATTGCCTTGAAGGACAAGAATCAAGGGGGAGGAATAAATACTGTTTTTTCTAAGGATAAATTGGGAAGGGAGATGTAAGTAATTGGGACTTGCTGGGTTGATGTTGAAAAATATTGTTATAATGGATAGTAAATGATAGTAAGGAAGCTAGAAGTCACCAGAATTTTGTCTAGTTCTTGGGTGGCTTATTTTAATAATGGGAGTGGATATAATGCTCACCCTTGAAGAATACATTGCCAAAAGAAAAAGAGAAGACAATATTAATGAATTTGATTTGGATTCAAGAAATGAAAATATGCAGATATCAGTAAATTACGTATTTGAATTCTTTAATCAATATTTAGAAGAGTTAGAGATTGAATCGTATACCGTATTAAATAATGAACGTCTACTGAAGTTTAGGAATCAACTACGTAAATATGCACCTGATATACAAGACTGGTTAGTAAACATTTATAATGAATATGATAAGCAACTGCAACGTTCCATTATTAGTCTGTTAAAAAAAGAGGAGCTTTTTCTTTTGTACCATACGGATAGTGAATTTAGGGCTTTATCATATGATTGTTATGCAGGGCTTTTAAAAAAGAATACGTTTTTAAAAGGGCAAACAGAAATGTTATATATTTTTATAAAGGATTATCATCATATAATAAGCCAACCTGATACTGATATCAATTCTATTTTTATTGCAGAAGAAATAAATGAGTGGGTAGAAAAAGCATGGCTAAAATATAAGGTAAATTTATTTACGTTTGCTTCGGATTGGGTGAATCGCTTTTATGATAATAAAGATAAATGGCCCATTAAACATCGAATAAAAAGTGATGATACCTGGATTAAGTATGAATATGATATTAAGCAGAAGTCCAATCTGTTTAATGTTAATCTCTTTTATAAAAAGGTGTCTAATAAACCATTCCTTAGAGGTAAGAAACAGTACCTTGAAATATTACTGATGTATTTTTGGATTAACGAAATTGATCATTCACAGGCAGATTATTGGGAGAAGTATTTGACAAAGGTATTAAAGTTGTAGGGGTGAGATAAGATGAGAAATACAAGGGGATTTATTGCTGAAGATAGACCAGATTTGGTTGAAGAATGGCACACAACTGCAAATGAAGGAAATACCCCTGATAATGTAAGGGTTGGTTCAGATAAATTCATTATATGGTGTTGCAATGAATGTGGACATATTTGGGAAAACCAGGCAAAAAGTAGGGCGTTGAAGAATACTGGTTGCCCTAAATGCCATGAACGGTATAATGTCAGTTTCCCAGAACTTGCTATTTATTATTACATAAAACAAGTATTTAATGATGCACAACTAAATACTGATATTGAGAGATTAGGTAAGTATAAGTCAGTTGATGTTCTAATTGAATCTCTTAATCTTGTAATAGAATACGATGGTGGACATACGCATAGAGAAAAATTTGAAATGGATCGTGAAAAAAGTTGTTTAATTATTGAAAATGGATATGACTTGATACGTGTTAGAGATAATGGATTGGCTCCGTTAAAGATTGATGGAGTGTGGGAATATTTATATGAACGCAGAGATTCCAATGAAACGGTCGGGGAAATGATAAAGCAAGTATTGCTAATAATTGATAAGCAATATAAAGGATTAACAAAAAATATTAAAAAAGTAATTGAAGTGATTAATGTAGGTGTTGATACTATTCCTATACTTGCTCAGATTCCACCAATTATCGAAAAAGATAATTTGCTCGAAGACTTTCCAGAGGTAGAACAAATATGGGATTATGATAGAAACTACCCTCTAAGACCTGAACATTTTAAGAAATATTCTAATTTCAAAGTATGGTTTACATGTGAACAGGAACATAATTCTTTAGTTCAAATTGGTAGCAAGATGCAAGGTCATGGTTGTAGGGTTTGCCAAGGACAAGTAGCAAGAGAAGATTATAACTTAGAACTACTGTTCCCTGAAATAGCAAGAGAATGGAACGCAGATCTAAATAAGGATAGTCCCGATTTTTATTTGCCTTTCTCAAATAAGAAGGTATATTGGGATTGCCCTAAATGTAAATCAACTTACGATAAAATGATCAATGAGCGAACAGGAAATGGTGAGAACTGTCCATATTGTTCAGGTAAAAGAGTGAATGATACCAACTGTCTTTCTACTACACATCCAGAGCTTGCGAAAGAGTGGCATTATAAAGAAAATGGTAATTTAACTCCCGAAAAAGTAACGAAAGGGGAGCATAAAAAGGTTTTTTGGATCTGTGAAAAAGGGCATAGTTACTCTGCTTATATTTATAGACGGGCAGGAGAGAACGGTACGGGATGTCCAACCTGCTATGAATTATATGGTCGTAGTTCTCGAAGAAGGGTGAAACGAGAGAACTCATTAGCAATGAAAAAGCCTGAAGTAGCGAAGCAGTGGCATCCAACTAAAAACGGTAAAAGTCCATTTGAAGTAGGTGCCTATGCAAGAAAAGAATACTGGTGGTTATGTGAGAAATGTGGGCATGAATGGGAAGCGAGTCCAAATAGTAGAAGAAGTCTTAAATGCAAGTCTTGTAAAAGTAAAGTTAATGCTAGAGGGTGGAGATAGATATAATGAGAGAAAAATATTCTTTAAATGCTGAAACTCTTAAATACGTAATAGAGTTTGAATAAACTGTACCGATTGGTAAAGAGTATTCAAATAGGAAATTGGTGGAGTTGTTCATGAAATCTACGTACCATAAACCTGTTTTTAATACTTACTATCATAATGCGATTAACAAGTCTATTTGGTATGCAGTTAAAAGAAGTGGAAAATGGGCATTGATCAAGAAGGGGATATATAAAAAGATTAAAGAGTAGATTACTCAGCTGAATACGCTAAATGGCTTGAACGTTCAATTTCAATTAGAAAGTTGACAGAAATGAAAAAAACAAAAAATGACTCTCCCAAGATAATTAGCGAGAGTCATTATACTTATTTATTATCCTCTTGGTGGAAAGGAATCATTTCCATAACTGTTCTTTTGACGAATTCTTCCACCTTTATTGTGAATTAGTAATTCTGATTTATTATTCTTTGCTATGCCTTTAGCTATTGATATTGCCTCAGTTTGTGTTTTTGTAACTTTAGTAGCTTTAGAGTTTCCTGCCCCTTTTACTTGCCAACCGCCATCTTTATGAGGTGTTACGTGTTGGTTTTTTCCCACTTAAAATCATCCCTTCTGACTTATCGAACATATTATCCTCTTTGCTTTAATGGAAATGTGCGTTATTATAACAATACATAAATTTTACTTTGGCTCTTATTTGTTCGGCAAAACAAATAGGAGTTTTTTATTTTAATTTCCTGTAAAGGTTTCTTTCTAATTTCTTTACTTCTTTTAACCTCTCTTTCTACTTTCCTCTGAGCTTGTCTTATCTGACTTTGGATTCTTGCTTTGCTTAGCCGACGCATAGTCTCACCACCCTCGGTCATAACACTAATTTAGATAACCCTCCCTTCTCTTTAAAGTATATCTTGTTGTTATTAATCTATCAATATATAGCGGTCTAAAAAAACATAAATACTATATATGGTTATTTGTTGTTAGTTTATGATGAAGTATTATTTATTTTTTTTGCATCAAATCTTTATCAAACTTGACTTTCTGAATTAGTGGGTTATCTTTAGAATAAATCTCAACTATTGCAGTAACCCAGTTGTTATTATCGACTTGTCGATCACCAAAAACCCATAGGCCAATTTCTTCTAATTCTTTTATTAATTTGGAAAGGTCATTTTCTAAATCAAATCTTTGTCCTATTTCGATCATATCCCAGATATCTAATACATCTGCTACAAAGGCCAAGAACTCCTGGGATTTATTAATTTGCTCTTCTGTTTTGCAATCGTGATAATCATATCCATATTGATGTGCAGAGGCAATAATTCTAACAAGTTCTCTTCCATATTCAATTCGTTTAAGAAATCTAATGTCTGTGAATTTCTCCTTGCTTTCTTCCTTAATCGTATCATCATCGTTAAACATATTCCCAATTTCCTCTAAATTTGTTCCTAATGCATTTAATACTAATAATAATGTTTCCTTCTCAGTATTTTCACCAGCTTCCAACCTGCGGATTGTTCTTTCACTAACCCCAGCAATTTCTGCTAATTGTACTTGCGTCCATAACTTTAGGTTTCTAAGTTCTCTGATTTTTTGACCAATGTACATTTACCACATCTCCTTACCTGTTATTTGATTTAATTATATAGCTAAACTTACAAGTATTTAAGGACAGGAACAGGTCAATATTAGGACATCTATAGGAAAACGATATTCATCAAACTGGAATTCTGTAAAAAATAATTAAGAATTAGTAAAATGCCTGAAATGGGATGGAATTGTGTGCCTTTCATTTCAAATAATAAACCTACAAGAAAGGTGGTAATATAATGAATGTATGTTTTAAGATACATACTAATAGACTTTTATTATGAAAAAATACAGAAACTTGTTAATTACTTATTGTATAAATGGGGGGGAATTCGTGAGAGTTATAAAATCTGAGATTTCAAGTCAAAATAAACGGTTAATTAATCTCCTAAATCAGAACGGAATTAAGCATATTCCATGAAGCAATAGATTAATATTGTCAGAGTGAAAAAAAGTCGGAAGTAAAGGGTATCATTCCTTTCCTACCGGCTATTTATATCTATAGATATCATAATCCATATTGTCTAACGTACTTGTCCATCTTAAACCTGACACTTCTGGCAATAGATCACGATAATATCCCCAATTCAAAATGTGGATGTTTTGAAGTCTTTCATCAGGTATAGTAATAAGATTTTGAGTATTATATGCGGGCTTATGTACATTAATCAATAATTTTTCTGCTAAGTCAATTTCCTTCGACCATTGAGTTTCAGTTGGAGTGACCTCACCTGCTAATCTACCACAATAAATTTGTAGGTTGTTTGGATCGCTTGTAATTCCACCACCATTGTTCCTGTGAAATTCTCTTACCGATTGTTTGTCTGTCTGCTTTTCCAATATAAAGTAATGTATTGCTACCATATACATTGTGACTTCCGTAAACCTGATATATACCAT